ACATTGTAATAAGCTTTAATCCAAAAGGAGTTTCCCTTATAAATAGATCATACACATCTCTTATAGGCATTGACCCCGCCCAAGATTTTAATCCATCGTCTAAAGCTTTCCATTTTTTATAATGCTCTCTATATAAAGCATCTTTTCTGCTTCTTCCCTCAGTTATTCTAAAGTATCCTTCTTTAAATAAAGCATTGTCAACCATATTCATAGCTAACATTTGATCCATAGCTTCTGTGGGTTTAGAAACTATTTTCCCATACCTTTTCATTTGCTCTCCTAATTTATAAGGAGAATCTATGTCTAACCTTTCAATAAGCTTTTCTTGTATTTGAAACGTAATGCTAGATACTGCTTCTGCAGCTTTTTCTAATTTATTTCTTAACGTTGCTTTTTCTTTTTCAGATTCTTTTGAGAGTTTTATTTTTTTAGCAACAATTGTTTGCAGATTTTTAAATGTTCCTAAAAGGTCATATATTTCCCAGAGCTCGTCAAACTCTAAATACCCAGTTTCTGTAGAGTCATTTATTTTCATTCCAGTTTCTGCATACTTCATAACTTCTAAAAGTTCTTCAAAAGTATGCTGCATGTCAGACTCATTTAAAAGCTCTCTTATAGCTGTAGTAATAAGAGCAACTTGTCTTTTAATGCTAGGAGACTTAGGTCTGTTTTTTATAGCGTCGTACTTATCATACAATACTTTTAATTTAGCATCTATATCTTTATCTCCTGATTTTTCTTTAGCCATTGGCATTTCAGCTAAAAATTTGTCGTGAGAATCTCCTACTGCAAGGTATGTGATGCTTGTAAGATCTTTATTAAATCTTAAATGTACAGGTATAAGCCGGGACTCTTTAATTTTAGTAATACCGTACTGCTCTCTTAAAGTTGTTACATAAAACCCCATTTGATGTTGATAGCCTTCTCCTTTGGCTCCTCTAAATGGATCAAGTAACATATAATAATCATCTTCTTTTTTAGTTACATCTTCAAACTTTGGACTCATAAACTTCCAGTCATATATAGAGGCTGCACCTTCAGAGTCAATAAACATAAGGTCTACAGTACCACCAGTGTCCATCTTTTTATTAAAGAGTCGGACTTCTGTGTACATGTCTGCTTTTTTATCTTTTTCAGTTTTTTTATTAATAACTTTTTGACGTGCTATTTGCTTATCTAATACACCTTTTACTACGCTTTTTAAATCTAAAAACATTTGTTTATTTAAACCAGAGTCTTCTTTTAGTTTAGAATAACTTCTTGGTTTAACGGCGTCTTTAAGCTCTACAACATTTATGTATTTATGATATTCAAGTTCAGAATCTTGAACCATATTTATAATAATCTCGTGCTGTATGCTGTGCATATTTGTACCCGTATCTCTAAGGAGCTTAGATCTCTCTCTGTTAGAAATACTTTTATACTCATCTATATTACCAACACTCTTAAAAAAAGATATTGATGATTGGTCTGTTGCTCTTTTAGCTACAATCTTTCCATCTACCTTGTATCTAGCTATAACGCCATCTTCATCTGAAAGAATTTCAAACGTTCCTTCATCTATTTTTCCTTTCACCATATCAAACGTAAGATCTTTTACGTTTTCCATGCTATCATGAGTTTTAACAATATTTTCCCTCATAATATCTTGCGTCGTAGCATCTCCTAATGACCGGAATATTGTTTCTCTTTTTGATCTAGATAATGCGTCTGCATACTTAGAGATATCTTCGCTTAATACTTTTTTGACTGCTTTTTTTACAGGGTCAGATTCAAAATTAAATACCTCCTTAAGTTTTCTTAGCAGTCTTTGCCACCATCTAGCATTTCTGTCTTTTGCTCTTTCTTTAGCATCCAACTTCATTCTATTTAGAATAACTCTTGTGATTGCTTCATCTTTTATATCTTGCTCGGTCCAATCCGCAAGCCTCCCATACTCTTCTTGTACTTCTAAGTACTCAGGTTCTTGAGCTATCCTTTCATATATAGATGTATATATAGGATCTTTTAACTCGTTCATTGCAACCACAAACATGTGAATAACCTCTTCTGGTATTTCACTTTCATTCCCTTCTACATACGTAATTGCTTTACTTATTATATCTGCTGCTGCTATTCCAGCAATAACATTTCCTTTTCTATCTCTTAACCTGCTTACAGCTTTTTCTGTAACTCCTAATTTTTTCATTGCAGAACGCATAGATGCAAGTACTTCTGCCTCTGCTTCTTGCACATATTTTGGAGTAACAACTACCTCTCCTTTTTCTTCGTTTTTATTGTCTATAACATTAAATAAAGGATCATTTAAAGCAATAGTTTTTCCAACAGCCCTAAAAGGCAATCCTGGTACATCATATTTAGAAAGTATTAAGGCTGATAGCTTCCTGCTTTCTTGCATAACAGTTGCAATAGGAGCAGTTCTTGTTATACCTTCTGCTTCAGACCTACCTAATTTTTCAAGTTCAATGTGGTCTATTATATTTTGTTTTACACTGCAAGCCATGTGTTATTTTTTAAGGGCATTCTGTAGGATCAATTGGATCTGTTTCTGAAGATTCAACTTTTTTGTTATACACTATAAAGTCAGATTTAGTATTTAAATAAGACATTGAATCGTATCCCGTAGTTTCAATCTTTACTACACCAGTGCTTTCACCGGAATTAATTTCTCCTGTAATTAAATCTCGTGTAAAGATAAGATTTTGATAGAGTGCTATATCTCTTTGTTTTCTAGCCATTCCAAACTCTCTGTCTTGTTGAAAGTCTGAATATCTTTTAGCATACATTAAACGCATGTTCTTAGGAGATTTAGGCTTAGTAAATTCTACCATGTTTGGAAATTTTAACATGTTTGCATGGAATAAACTTAACAGAAGCTCAGAAGAGAATTTTAAAGCGTCAGGAGTTTTAAGGTATCTACTATACAACTTAGAGGAAATTTCTGCAAATTGATCTCCAGGAAGTTTGTCTAAGAAGGAAAACGGAGTATTCATAGTACCTGCTTGTAAAATAGCTACATCAAAAAGATCTTTTGCTAAAGTGGTGTTCTTTTTAGCATCGTATGCTACAATCTCTTGGTATGAATCATACATTGCAGCCATATCATAAATGTTTACAGCTTTAAACTCAGGTTGTATAAAATCATTTTCTACTATTTTTCCTTTTACAGACTTTCTTTCTTCCTGTACTACAGGTAAAAGAGAGTTTAAGAATACATTATTTCGTAATGGGTGCTTAGGAGAGTTTATAATCTTTGAAACAGTTACAGCTGCACTTTTTTCTCCAAACAATAAAGTTTGAGATCTATCATTTATAGCTATACCATCTTCGTTTGGAACTCTTTGAAGTATAAGAGATGTAAAAAACTGCTCTAATCTTTCTAAAGATTTTACTTTTAGATCTAAAGGCTGCCTATTCTCTGTGTGTGTAAGCTCTTCAACTTTCATTGCATAAGCATTATTGAAGCTTTTTATTTGATTGTTGTTTACAAACAAATCTCCAAATACTTCAGATGCTACTAAAGTGTAGTTACGCATTTCTTTAAGGAAACTATTGTCTCCCTCTGTTATTTTTTCTGCGTTAGGAAAGATACCCTCAGCCATTACTTTTTCGTAAGCCCTGTTAGTTAGTGCCATTGCAGCACGAGTCTTAGGAAGTTTGGTGTCATAAGACTGCGCAGCAATAACAGTTGTCATTCTATCTCCAAGCTCTAAGTACATTAACAAATCATCTAGTATATGCAATTGATATGCATTTTGATCTTCTATACTTAAGTCACCTTCCTTAGTAGGAGTTTCTATACCTCCAATCATTTGCTTAAGTTCTGTATCAGATAAATAAGGTTTGTTTTCTGGAGATGAAATATCACTGTCAGTTTTGTATGCTCTTCTAAGTTTAGTAATTGTGTCAGCCGGATACTCTTCCATTCCAAGTGCTTGGTATACTCTACTTGATGCTGTTTTTCTGTTCTCTATGTAATCTCTTACAATAGGCTGATTCATAAAATAAACTATGCTTTCTAAAGGAACACCTGCTCTTAATAATACAAGTGCGGCTGGAGCTAATTCTGGACCAAGGTTTAAAATATGTATAATAGGAGTGTTTACTGTATCTACTGCTAAGTTTACAAACTGAGATATACTATCTGTAACTCTTCTATTATTTAAAACATCTGATATTCTAGATAAAGAAATTGTAGAATCTCCTATAAACTCTCCTTCAGAATTTTTTTCTTTTTTAAACTCATCGTAATTAAAATATATTCCTAAAGAGTTTAAAAAGTTTCCGTTTACAAGTTTTATTGATTTATTAAGATCTAACCTTAAACCAGCTTTTTGTCCTTTTACTTGATGTGTAGATGCAAGTGCGGATATACCCACATCTTTTGCTCCAGAATAAAAAGCATCTGTAATTTTAAAAATATGCGGGAGTGTAGTTTCTTCATGGTAGTCCTTTACAACTTGCAAATCTGGAAGTTCTTCGTTGTCTTTATTTTCATACAGACTTTGAATTTCTTCAGCTAGACTTTCATAACTGTTTGTATTTACAGGACGAAGAAACTCTTTTTCTCTTCCTTTCATACTTAGTAGATCCGCTACTACGTCTAAAGTTTTATTATGAACAGCTTGCTTGGTATTAATATCATATTTAGTAAGAGTTGGATTTTCAATTCTCCAATCTGCAAATAATTTAGGAGTTACAAAATCTTTTCCTAGGTTAAAAAACTCTTCTGCTGAATCAAGAACATCTCCCCACATTTCTAAAGCCTCTTCTTTACTAAGATTTCTTTCTAAAGAAAGACTTTCCATGTCCATTTCTAAATCTCTTTCTAAAAAGTCTGTAAATTCTTTTGCAAGAAGAGGGTCTTCTTTAAATTGAGCAAGAAAGTCATTAAGTTCTTTTTCATCTTTTAAATTTCTTTCTAGACCCCTTTCAAATATTTCTTCAAAGTCTTTAAGCTTTTTTCCTATTCTTTGTTGGGTTGAGCTAAACCATTTTTCTACTGTATCATAAAACTCATCGGGTCTTAAAATTACACCACCAGTTTGTTCATCTGTATAAGCCCTGTAATTTTTAAACAGTGCAGTTAACTTATCAATATCAAAATCAGAACCTGCTTTAGTTACAAGACCTGCCGGTACATTAATCCTTGGCCCTGCAGATTGTGGTAAGAAATCTACAACTTCTATTACTTCTATAGAGTGTATACCGTCTGTAGGAATACGTATACCAATCATTTTTAAAAGTTCCTCTGAACCTTCTACAGTTATACCTCTACCTACTATTTTTCCGTTTATAATTTTTACATTTTTACCTAACAGCTCTTTAAACCGGTGAGCTACTCTTACTTGCATTGCCCATCTACCATCAGAGTTTTCGTAAAACTTTAACTCGTTACTAGCAACTACATCTCCTATTTTTTTTACTTCATAAAATAAATCAGGTGTGTTTACAAGCATTTCACCAGCTACTTTAGGCTTGATGATTTGTGAACCTATACCACTAAGGAACATAGATTCCATTCTATGTCTATCTACAAAGAAATCAAACTTAAAAGCTCCACCTTTTTCTTTCAAATAAGTCACACCTGATAAGATTGATTTACCAAGGTCTTTTTCTATTCCCTGGTTTTCTAGTTTATCAAGTATAAGCTCATAAGATTGTTCAGATAGCATATAACCTCTAACGCCATCTTCTATAGTTGGCTGTATATCTAGCTCTGCTAGCATGTCTGTAAAAGCATTTTTAGTTGCTGCAGACATAAGACTTTGATACTCGGATTCTTTTTCTAAAGCCTCCTCACTAACAGCAACACCATCTTCATATAAGTCGGAAGATATATGAACTGCTTGCTGTGTAGGTCGTGTGGCTTTATTCTTAAATGATGGTGATATTTCTAATTGAGACCCCATAAATCTAAGATCAAAAGTCATTCTTGAACCTTTTACAGGATCCTCAAACTCCATTTCTTCATACGCTCCATTCTCAATACCATAAGATACTTGAGATGTTTCTACAGCTCCTCCCACTTTCATTCCTGTTGGTATAACAAACCCACCAACCCCATTCTCTTCCATATAATCAAGAGCCTTTTTTATGTTAGGGTATTCAACCCCATTAAAGCGCTCCATATCTCTAGATATAGGAATAATAGCCATTTTAAGGAATCCCATTGCTGGACCAAGGTCTGTTAAAAAGGGACCCATATACTGAAACTTATCCGGTGGGAATGTAGCCCCTTCTACTTCCTCATATGAAGAAGATATACCCCCCATAGATTTAGAGAATTGGCTCTCTCTATTATTATCCCACTGATCAGAAGTTATTTTTAATAGTCTGTACGTAGGAAGGTCCACATACAAAGCTCCGTCAGCTTTCTCTATAGGTTTCTTCCACTGCTCAAGTACATCTGGAGTTACCTGCTCACTGTACATCTCTATAATTTCCTCAGACATTCTAGCCATAGGTTCTTTTATAGCTAACAAATCAATCTTTCCATCTGCCCTGTGAAGGCCTGGAGTATCATCTATCCATTTTAATATTTCTGGACTAAGATCCATAAGAGTTTTTGTACCTACAGCACCTTTAATTCTTTTAAACATATCAGAATAAAAGGCAGGATCACCTAAGAACATTTTAAATATCTCAGTCTTACCTATAAACTGCTTTACTACAATCTCTTCTAAAACATCATTAATGTTTTTATCAGAGAAGTCTGGATCTTCATTAGCATTTTCTTGAAATAACTCACTGCTTAAAGCATACGGTACTCGAGTACCAGATTCATTTTCTTTTTGTAAAAGACCTTTTTCAACTAAGAATGAGTCTAATTTTGCAATGTCAACATTCAGTCTTGCAGTTATATCTTTTGCAAAAGCAGCTTCGTTTTCAATCATAAATGCCTCTAAGTAATCACTCTCTCCAGGTACTTCTGAAGTGGATTTTTTACTTGAAAACATGATTTCTTTACGAATCTGTTTTAATAGCCTTGGAGTACTTAATAAATCTTGAACTATTCCTCTAGAATCTGTAAGGATACTGTCAAAAAATCTTAACTTCTTAATATTGTCTTTGTATTTTGAAGTGTTTTTACCTGCCTCAATTCCAATTGCAGTTGCGGCAATTTCATCTTTAAGATAGTTTAAGAAAATGCTCATCCCTTGATTTACTTTGGTAGGCATTTCTATAGGTAAACGAACTCCAAACTCTGTTACCTGGTCTGCTGCTCTTGGGAGGATAGATATACCATCTAAGATTGCATTTAAATGCATTGTAACTACGTCGTTTGAAGATAGTCTAGATATTTTTTGACCAGTTTCACCCAGTATGTCGGCTCTTAAACCACCCATATTTATAATATCTATCTTATTTCCACCTCTCCAAGCTTCGATCGCTAAAGAATTAGAAGCAAAAGGATTTGAAACAGGATTAAAGTACTCTATAAGGTCAGTGTATTCAAAGTTTGTAAGTGCAGATATGTAGTGATTTCTTATAATAGAATACTCCATATTACCCTCACTATTCAAGTACTGGAACTCTACTTCACTATTTCCTGTCCTTAACTCTATATCTGCAAGTGCTCTTGCTCTAGTAACAGCTCCAGACTTATCCCTTGAAAATATTGTAGCAAAAGATTCTTTTCTAGATATTATATCATCAATAATCCACTCTTGATCTTTTTTAAATCCTAAGAAGGCTTGGTTTATTTCTTCTTCTTTTTCTTCAAGCATGTAAACAATCTCTTCTTCAAATGCATTTGGAAAAGATTTTTCTAAAGCTGCTCTCTCTAGATCTTCATTAAAAGTAAATATTTTCTCTACTTCCTTTGGATCTGTAAATTCTATTCCTAAAGGCTTATATAAAGCTATTATAGTAGCTACATCATTAGATTTTTTTGCTCTGTTAAAAAGGCCTGTCATAGTAGTTTCTATGAGTGTTCCTTTTGGAGATACAAAATTGAATTTTGCGCTTTTATTTATTAAAATTTTACCGTCTTTGTCTAAGGTTACATGGTTAGACTTTTTATTTGTCTGAGCCCCAAAGTTTTTAAGTCTAGAAGTCCAGTTATAAGAAATCTTTTTTAGAGCCCCTTCTTTTGCGGGATCCATTGTATATATACGACCATTAGGTTCTACTGACGCAATAGATACATCTAATTTTACTTGTGCCATGTGTACAGCAAAAGCAATTCTAGGTGCTATTTGAGAATAAGTTTTACCCTCAGGGTTTATATCTATTCTTTTTACAAGATCTGCTGCCCAAGGAAACTTGTCTTTATTTTGCTTAAGCTTTTTAATTTGATTTGCAAAGCTTGTACTTCCTGCAAGAAGATTCTGTGCAGATTTTAAGGTGGTAGACATATTATATGCTCCGTTAAGACCTGTACTGTTAACAGTATTAGGATCTTCAAACATGCTAAAAATCAGTTTGATTAATCCTGAAGCGCTTTTAGAAGGAGATATAGTTAAAGCATCTAACTCATCCACCCAGTCTTTTGATGTAAGAGTCTCTTCATCTATCTCTACACCTTCTTCCTTTACTAATCCAATATCAGTTAAGTATCCATAATGAGCACGTATAGCTTGTTTTACAGTTTCTTTTTTCTCATTAGAAGATCTACCTATTCTATCTAAAGTTTCAGTTATTGCAGGCTTCCTTTCACTAAATCTGTCAAGTTCGTTTTCTAACGTTATTAGCTTTTCCCGCAAATTTGAAATGCCTTTTAAATACAAAGCATTTAAACTCTTTTTGCCCAATGGAGTATTGAAAATATCTCCTGTATACAATTCACCAAGCTCTACCTTATAAGCTTTTCCACCGTATCTAAAAGTTTTATCTATAAGCCCACCTAACTCTACTGATATACTAGATATCATATCATTAGTATAAACATCATTCCACCCTTCTATGCTTTGAAGCATGTTGTATACTCCGGCGTCGGATCTTCCTTGGTGCCTTTTTGCTTTAGCAAACTTACCTTTGTCTATAGATTCAAAAAGACCTTCTATAGATGTTATAGAGGAATCAAATTCAAAGTTTTCATTTAATCTAAACAGTCTTCTAAGTACAGATTTAATAACATCAAAGAACTTTTGAATTATATTACGTGTATCTGTAACTGTTCCTTCTCCAAACTTGTAGTCTTTACCCATAAGAATATACTTACGGAACTCTTCAGCCGCCCATTCTTCTGCCTCCTTGTTTGTAAGGTCAGACATTTTCTTTGTCTCTCCTTTATAAGTTACAGTCTCTCCAGGTATCTCTCGTATCTTCTTATAGAGTGTTTTAGAGTCTTTAGGGGACAACACATATAGAGATACATTATGAAAAGCCTCGTGAAATATAGCTCCAGAAGGCGCTAATTCACTTAATACAACTTTACCAAAAGACACTAATTGAGCTACTGCTTTACCGTCTAATGAATCAAGGGCTGCCTCAGAAGTTGCTATTTCTAAAGAGGTCATTTTAAGAGCTCTTTGTATTTCTGTCTGAGTGTCTTTAGAGTAACTTGAAAGAAGCTCTTCTAATGCTTTAGCTTGATCTTCAAGTAAATTAAAAAGATCTTTATCAGTGTCTTCAGATTCATCTAGTGTTTGATTCAACCAATTTTCAACAATGTCAGAATCAAAATTAAAGCTAGAATTAGCTAGAAAGTTTTTATCTGCTGAGTCATAATACCCTAAAGTATCTCCTCCTTTAACAGTTACTTTAAACCATATTTCATCATCCTGCTTTTCTGCCCAAATATCTTCTGGTTTAATTGTGTCAGTGTATCCCAACTTCTTGTGAGTTGCCTCTAGAGTACCTGAACCAGAAAGACCTTCAAAAAACCCTTCTATTTCTTCGTTTGGATCTACAGGAGGATCTTCTGCTTCTTCTTCAGCTTTCTTTTCAGAAGCTTCCTTCTTTTTTTTATTTTTTCTATGCTTTTCATAAAAGTCTTTATCTGCAAAAGGCGCGTTTGGGTCTGGATCTACACCCAGCTCTACTGTGTCTCCTACTTCTGGATCTTCTCCTGGATCTTCTTCTGGATCAATACCTGAAAGTGCGTTTTCTAAATCGTCTAATTCAGAAGAACTTCCTGCAGTAGGATCGTCTCCTATATCGTCGCTAGTGTCTTCAGGGTCAAATTCATCTTCACCCTCTATATCTGAAAAAACAGCTTGTCCTCCAGGAGCAGCTTGATCTTCTATATCAAAGGTTGCAGTAGACATAAGAGTTTTGCCATACACAAGATAACCTCCACCTGCTCTAGGATTTGTAAAAGAAACTTCTTTTAAAGGTCTAGCTTCTGTATATAAAGGAGCCTCTCCAGACGTGTCTTTGCTAAGTAAGAAATGATTGTAATTAGGATGCTCTGAAGACTTGGTTTGAGAAATAGTTAAATCTTTATTAAGTACTACGTTTATATACTTTGATTTAGCGTTGTTTTTATACCTGTTACCGTAGCCCTTAGTTGTTTTTTTAGTCTTTGAATTTTTATTTGAAAACTGGGTTCTTTTAACACTGTCTTTTAAAAGAGTCCCTCGAACATTATGTCTTTTAGTTTTAAGAAACTCTAAAAGCTCTTCTCCTTTTTCAGTATTCTCCTCCATGTCTTCAAGAGTAGCATACTCATCCATTTCTTTAAAGTAAACTACAAGATCATTATCTTTTAGCCTGTAAGCTAATCGAAATTTAGAATCTTCTGCATTTAAAATATGCACCATAGATCTAATCTGGGCTCTTAACGTTACGCTTTCGTTACCGTACTCAAGAGAAAATCTTTCTGCCTTTTTTAAAGCATCTACGTTTGATAGACCACTTTCTTTAGCTGCAGCAAATTCTTTTAGTAGTAGTTTAAAAAGTCTTTGTACTTGAACAGCTTTTGTCTCTCCCAACTCTGATCTCCTCATAAATATAGGCATGTGCCTAACGTGGTCATAAGCAACTATCTGACCGGGGCGTACCATAACAGAGTTTGCCTTTTTAATAAACTTGATAGTATCATATTTATACTCACCCTCTGCATTTGGGTCTGTGTTCTTAATTACTTTTCCTACTGCTATTTTTACATTTTCAAGATTAGTACTCATTATAGAATCAGATGCGTAGTTTTCTTCGCCTCTATCAAGTAGTATAGTACCAGGAGATTTACCAGTTATTGGAGCTATAAGGAGTTGATTCGTATCATTTATTTTTTTCCTTATGTCATTATTATACTCTTTTTGTATGTCTTCTATTTCACTCTTAGATAAATTATCAATTTTGTTTGTGAACTTGTTTTCTCCTCTTTTATTTTTTACAGTTGGATCTTCAATAGAAGTAAAGACGGCTCCTTTTGTTTCTCCGTCCCTTACAAACTGAATTGATATTTTACCAGTAGTTGCATTTCTAACTTTTCTTACAAGAGCTACTTTTATATCCTTGTACTTAGCATCTTTATTATTTTGATGGTACCAAGTTCCTTCTAGATCTGCAGCAACATCTTCAGGTACAACTGTATCTTCAGATATAAATGCTAGAAAATATTGTGAACTTATATTTTTGTTCTTGTTATCTATACTTGTTCCTAGTAGATTCTTATTATCTTTTTGTATATACTGAAACCAATTGAGTTGGCTAGTAGCAGTCTTAAGCTCATTAAGTTGCTTTTTATTAAGCTCTTTTCCTTCTTTCTTTTTCTTTTCTTGTAGGTCTATTAATCTTTCATATATTTCTAAACTTCTTTCATAGACAGTTTGGTCTATTTTAAATCCTATGTGAGCCCCCGCAGTTTTATGTAAGCCTGGCATAGAAATATCTGGCTTATATAAACCTTCTTCTGATTCCATAGAAGTAAAATCGTTCTCTAAAGAATCGTAATCTACCTCTTCTGTTTTTTTCCATTCTTCGGCTAGTGGAACTCTTACTAAAAGATCTCTAAATACCTGTATCTGTCTTAACCCAGAATAGGTTTTTTGGACATCTTTTATATTCTTTTTAAGCGCTTTTATATCTTTATTGACCTCTTTAAGTTCTGCAACCTGCTTGTCTATTGCCATTTGAATAGCCTCAACAGGTACCTTATTTACTTGAGAAGATTTGTCTTTCCACTTGCCCTCTACATCAAACACTTCTACACCAGGATTGGACTTTACAATATCTTCTGCTATGTTTATTAATTTTTTAAGAGAGCCTATATGAGCTTTAAGATCTTTCTTATAAGCTTCAAGATCCTCTATAGCTTTCTCATGATCCTTAATAAGGTTTGCAGCTACTGATTGTACACCAAAATCTGTTGCTGTAAATCCTTCTTTTTCTGCTCTTTTTAAAAGTACTTCGTGTATAGCTTCAAACTCGGCAGGCATAAGTTCTGGATCAAGCTCATTTTTCATGAACATATCTAGAATCTGGATATTCTCACTTATTGTTCTATGCTGCTCAGGATAAGTCTCTTTTACAAACGTAGTATATTCGCTCTCTGCTACATCTACAAGCTCTTTTGCAGTTGCTATTTCTTTAATTAGCTGCTCTCTTGTAATAAACTTGTCGTTGTATTTAAACTTTTTTTGTTGAGGCTTCTTCTTAAGCTTTTCTACATAAGATTTCATACCTGTTAAAATCTCAATAGCCTCTTGAAGAGTTTCTTGCTTTTCAGTTAACTGATTATTTAGCTCTTGCATTTTTTCTAAGAGCTCTTGCTTGTAATAATCAATTACTTTTTTAAACTTTTTTACTCTTTTTTCAGATTTAGTTTTTTCTGTGTCAAACTTCTCTGTCTCCTCTTTTATCTTTTTTCTAAGATCATTTGCAGAGGCCTCCATTTGCTTATTATACTTCTCTCTTAAAGAAGGGTCTATAAGCGTTTGATATTTTTGAGCAAAATCAATTCTATCCGCCCTGAGTGCACGGATATCTTTCATCATTTTGCGAACTTCTTTTTTATGTTTAGCTGCTTTTTCTGGAAACTCTTTTTCCCAAGCAGTTACTTGCTCATCATTAGTTATGCTACCTGCTTCTTGTAAAAGATTGTATACCGGCTTAGATTGGTCTTCTATTTTTTCAAGTTCTGTTGTATAGCTTTTAAGATCTTTTAGCTGCTCATTTTCTACTTGTGTACGACTCCCTCCTTTAGCTTCTAGGTCTTCAATTCTTCTTCTAGACTCAACTATGTGCTCAAATACAGTGCTACCTACATTCATAGCACCTATTTGAAGAACTCTTTTAGTACCGTCACTGTTTTGGTATTCAATACTGCTTATTTCATTACTTATAGATACTACTTTACCTCCAGTAAGTTCAGCAAGTTTTGATATCATTGCCTCTTCTCTACGAACATTCTCGTCCATCTTAGAAGCATAGTGTATAAGTTCTCTACGGACAGCTGCCATAGAGCCTGGTTTACCAAGCCCTATAACTTTATCCATATCATTTAATCTTAATCCTGAATCTACAAGCTCTTGGCTTTCTTTTATTGTTTTAAGCTTTTGTTTAATAGTGGTAGCTAAGTAAGCTCTCCTTTCAGCGAGATCTTCTTTTGTCATACCATCTTCATAATTATACATTTCTTTTAAAGCTTCATCAGATATTTCTGATAAGTCCTGCTCTATTTTAGTTTCTAAAGATTCAAAATCGTTACTATCTATAGCTAGCATTGCAGCCTCCCAGAACTCGTCGTACTCAAAGTCTTTAGCTTTTTTTGTATCTCCGTTTTCAATTGCTGCATTAAGAGCTTCTTTAGTTTTAGCTATCTGCATCATCATCCATGCAGTTTGCTCCATTTTAGCCCCAAGAGAAGGATTTGCTTTTTTTATTCTTGCGTATTCATCTGCAAACTTTTTATTTACAGCTTCAAACTCTTGAATACCTTCCATCTGAGTAGATTGAGATGCAAGATCTCCTGTCCACCCTATACCTTTGTACCAGCCTGCTTTACCTCCTTGACCAGGCATACCAAGTGCAGCTGCTAAAGCACCGATAAGAATTTCTGTTTGGCCTTCTTTAGAACCATAAGACTCATCAAAACCTCTAGCAAAAGCATCATGCCACTCACCTACAAGTTGTAAAGTTCCATTATCTCCTATACGACTCCTAAGAGCGTAGTCTTCTGATGCCCTAGCCATTACTCCTTGACCACCTTCCTCTACAAAACCTTCATAAAGAGATCTTTTTACCCAAGACCCAAGTCCTCTAGCGACTGTAATACCTTTATCTCCAAGTCCCGCTTTACCTAAAGCTTTGTGAATCATATCTCTTTTAGGTACTCCAGAAAATCCAAGAGCATCTTTAGCTTTTGTGTACAAGCTACTTTTTGCTGCAGATTTATTCATACGACTCAGCACTCCAGCCCCGTAAAGCCCTGGTAAGGTTATCATATTACCCACCCCTACAAGAAGTAAGTTACCTGCAAATTGAAAGTTTGATATAGAGGCCGCAGTTTCAAATATCTCTGCTCTCTCTTGAGGTGTTAAAAGGTTTCCTTTTTCTTCTATAGTTAAAGCTCTTCCTGCATCTTGTTCTCCTAGAGCTATTCTATCTCCAAAATTTTCTGTTAATAGTGTATTTAAAGCTACATCATATCCGTGTTTAGCTTCAATAGATGCTTCGTACCCTGCACCGGTCATTAACTGTCTACTTATTTTTAAAGCATCAAGAGACTTTCTACTTTGAGCAACTTTCTTTCCTGCCTCTATTACTTTTCTAGGTACAGTTGCCCTTCCTACGCCTTTAAATACTTTAGTTGCTAGACGTGTTAAACGCATAGCATTACCTGTTGCGGCAGCACCTCCTACTGCAACAGTACCTGCTCCTGGTAAAGCACTACCTATAAGACCACCAAGACCTACTGCTGCAAGCTCAGTTAAAACTGCACCTGCAATAAAAGTAATTCCGTTTGCAAACTTATCTGCCCAAAAATTACCGTAGGCCATTTGACCAAACAGGCTTGCTTCTTTTTCTTGTTGTGTATAATAGAAAGGAAGTTTTTCAGATAATTCATCATTAAGATAATCTAGCCCATCAAAGAGCTCATTATCCCAAATGTTTCTTATTACTTCTGCCGCAGAATCGTCTTTATCTGTAAAAGGAGCTTCAGCTGCTTTGTATATGGTTTTTAATACACCATACCCTACACCACCTATACCTCCTACTACATTTGTACCTACACCCCCAATAAATCTTGGTACAAAATTTCCGAACTTATCCCATCCAGTTTGATTCCTACCTCTTAATTCTTCAAGGTTATTAAGTTGATATGCACGGCTAGCGTTTTTATCATATTGAGACGATCCAAATTCTTCAGGTACATTTATTATCGGAGTTTCTACAGGAGAGGTTGCATCTGCTTGAGACTGTATGTTTAAAATATCTAAAGGATTTTGTTCTAAAACAACCTCATCTTCTGAATATAAATTAGATATTACAGGGTCTGTCCCATTCTTTTTTTCAGGATCTGTATAAGGTAATGCAGAGTCATTAAATGTCTCATCTGCATATAAATTATTCAAGATATTATCGGAATTGCTATCTGACATACTACTTGCAATTAAAGATTTTAATTAAATACTGTACTTCTTACCGGCTTTTGTTCATCAAACAATGACCCTAAAGTAGTGCCTCTATTAGCATTTACCATATTATAAGTTGCCGATTTAGATAAGAAGTCTACCCAAAACATTCCTTCAAGTTTTCTAGTGTTTCCTGCACCATCAGAAATTGAAATTACTTTTCCAGTCTCATCTGTAAGAGCTGGTACAATTTGATATTCACATGCAGGACATGCTTTCATCATTTTATTTCTAACCCAATAACTCTTAGGAGCTTTTGCAGGATCCATTCCTACTAAAGTATTTAAAAACTCAGATGCTTCTCTACCAGTTAATTCTGTACCACCGCCTGCTTGAAGGTCTTTATTTGAAAGCTGTTTGTAAATACTTTGTACAATATTAAACCCTTTGGTCTGCTGTACATAAGGTGCAGCATATAAAGTGTGACTCCCCTCTCCTGGTATTGGTAAATCTACTCTAAATGCTCCTGCATCTTTACCAGCTTTGTTAAAAGTATAATTAGGTATAAAATCGTTTGACCCATCATTGTATTTTCCAGAGGTAAGCATAGCCATTATTTCATTTTTTATAGCACCTTCTCCATGAAACGGCGTCGTAACCTCTTCGTCTATAGCGTTGGCTAATGCATCAAGTTCACTACTTTTTCCTAAATCATATCTTTTACCCTTGTAAGTTACAGGGCCTGCAAAAATTTCTTTTCCTACTTTATTAAGCATCAATTCTTCTTGAGCAGCATTAAATGCATATGTAAAGTCACCAGGAGAACTTCGTAAAGCCTGCCAGTAAGCTTCTGCATACGCTCTATCGGTCATACCTGCAAAAGCAGGCGCTGTCCTCGTATCCTGTGTCATCATCCAATTAGTTATAAGGCCTCTATTATTACCTATTTGCTCTTTAGACAGATTACCAATACCTCCTGAATCTTTAAGAATTTTATCTATTCTTATTTTATCAGCATCTGTAATATCTTTTACTTCTGAGTTAGGTCCGTAATCAAAGATATAATTACCCGCGCTAGACTGCTTTTTGTTAAATCTAGATTTATTATTTGATGCCCCAGCTGTATCAAACATGTCATCTAAGAACTCAAACTTATCTCCTACAGCTAATTGTATATCAGATGGTACAAATCCCCAATCTCTTTCTAAAGGTGGAGCTGCAGGTGGGGGTGGTGGATCTTGTTTAAGTGCATGAAGTCTTCTTTGGTTAGAAATATAATTAAGCTTTTCTCCTATCTGAGGTGCTGCTGATTGTGCAAGTAATCTTTCAATTTCAGATTCAGCCATATCAGGTGTATATAACTCGTTAGTTCCTGGAAAAAGAGTATGCTCTGTAAGAAGATCCATATGCTGCATTCCCTCTGGAGTATTTAAGTATACATCTTTAATTGCTTCTGCAACTAATGCAACTTTTTTATCTGATACAGCATCCCCTTCCATTAAATACATTTTAATATCAGCTATAGTTGCACCGCTTAATCCTGGTAATTGCCTTACTTTTTGTAGTAATACAGCATTAGTTTCGATATTAGACATTAAGGTTTGCATCTTTGCACCGTAATCCATTACAGGCTGTACATTAGGTATTAGAGCTCCTTGCTGTTCATATGACCATGTATCAAAAAGATGTTCTGTTTCAGGAACTATACGACCATCAGGAAGTGTTTTTGTAATTACTTCATTTGTAATAGGATCTCTAGCAACTATTTCATTACCGTCTATTACTTCTTTACCATTTGCACGAGAGGTAGCTTTATCAGACCTCATTTTTTTATAAATTTCGGCATTTTCTAAAGCACCGGCAAGATTAGTATCTCCTGCTAATCTGTTACTCATTTGAAATATAGTATCATTTAATCCTTCAAAACTAAGATCCCCTTGGAACATATCTTCTATGTCTTGTTGAGCGTTATATTTTAAATACTCATCTCCTGGGTTTACTCTTATACTATCTAAAAGATTTTTTTGATCATAGTATTTCTGTTGATTAGCATCGTACCTATCCCTCCTAAGAGTAGCTGCATTCTTTAAAGGGCTAAGATCAAACTCCATACCCTCATAAGGTTTAAAAAAATCGTATTGCTCTGCCATAAGTTCTATCTATTTATAACCCGTGCTTTTCATTATAATCTGCTCGAGCTTTATTTACCGCTTTATCTTCATCTTCTTTCGAAATAGTAGGATTTTTAGCTTTTATTTGCTGTCTAGCTAAAACTTCACTAAATCCAGCGCCTCTTTCATTAGTTCCGGCTCCCTCTCCAATAGCTCTTATTTCTTGTTTATTTATACCTGTCTGAATTATATTTTTTACTCCTGTAAGTATAGGGTCTATTGTAGCTTGTCTACGCTGTCTTAAGAATGCGTCTTGTGCTCTATCTTCGTTTTCAAGTCTTACGTTATACCTGTCAATAACAGCTGCATTTTCTCTATCTGCAGAAAATTTGTTTTTAGCATTTTCAGTATTTTCACTAATAGATGCAGCTAAATTAACTCTATTTGCTTCTGCCCGTACTTTATTATCTGCGGATATTTTATCGTTATATGCTAGCTGTGCAGAAGCTTCAAGTCCTGTACCATAACCTTTTTGTTCGCTTTCTTTAAACCTTTTTACATAGTTCCTTTGGTTTTCAGCTAACCCTTCTCTAGGACTAACACGATCGTTTCTAATTCTATCTGCTTTTATTATTTGAGGTTTTCTAATTTCAACATCTTCTCTTTCAGTTAAGCCTGCTGTTATAGATGCCCCTATAGCTGCTGCTCCTTGTATCCATGGTATATGTCCACCTGAATTTGTCCAACGTTTAAACCCAGATACCTCTCCTGTCCCTCTTTTATATTTAGGAAGAGACCCTCCGTATTTTGCTATATTCAAAGTTTTAGGATACTCTTTGTCTCCGGGTTTTGCAGGACTTTCTCCCCTAGCTCTTTTAGCATGTATATTAGCCCACAGCCCTGGTCGTCCTCCTTTTCCATATTCCATCATTCCCCCATACTTTCCCATTGGCACATCAGGTGGTGCCATCATATCTTTTGACTCTTGAGGATTACCAGCACGTCCTGCTAGTTTTTCTTGTAGCATCTTAAGTTGGTCTATTTCCTGTGGAGTAGCACCGTTTTTTACAGCTGTTGCATATAGTTGAGCCATTGATCTTCCTTTATAAGTAAGATGATCAGACCATACATAATCTCCTTCATTTAAAACTTCTGGTACACCACCTTTTTCATGTGTAGCTCCTACAACAAGTTCATCTGGTCCACCGTCTCGCATAATAATTTCATCCTTCTCAACCTCTGCATTAGCTCTAGGTCTAGTAACTCCTTTTGTTACAGACATTCCCCCGTATCTATATTGAGGTAGGTATCCTCCTTTTCTATATAAGTCTTTCATAGTTCCTCCATATTTTGCCTCACCCATATTGTATTCAGCCTTTTCTTGAAGACCTCTTGGAGTTGCAATTCCACCTTCAACACTCCTAAGAGACTGTTCTTTACGTCCCATAAAGTTTTTAGCTGAAGTCCCACCTTTTGAAGTGGCTCTTTCTCTTGCAAGTTGTTTTTGTTCGCTTTTGTATTGTTCTGAGTCAGCTGCGGCATCTGCTGCATCGAAAAATTTTCCAACTCCAATCATACTTAATGCTGCCCTACCGTAATCTCCTTTAGCTGCATGATCAGCTACACTCTCATAAAATGGAGTTGTTAAAGAACCTACAGCTGCTGCTGCTTCACTATCATAAACACTTACTTTTTCACCGCTTTTTAATCTTCTTTCTTCTTCTCCCAGAAGAGATCGAACTCCGCCCAGTGCCTGGTCAATTACACCAAAAACAGGAACAGCAGCTCCAATTGCAGCACCTACACCTTCTGATACACCTTCTGCTACTTGCTCTGATTTAAGCTGATTAGCGTCAAGATTATTTGCTCCTTGACTATAACTGTAAGGATTTTCTTGTTGAACTGCGTTCATCTCAGGAGCATAAGACATTTCTCCTCCTGTTTGTTTTTTAGGTAAACCCGTTGTATTTCTCATATACTCATACAGATTATATTTGCTCACCCCTCCATTTGGGTTTAGTGCATTTGCACGTCCAGCTTCTATTTGAGGATTCCCACTTGGCACGTATTTAGGCTGAGTAGGATCTTGTGTAATAGCAATTTTTTCGTTTTCTGTAAAAAATCCTGTCTTATCAAAAGCATTTGTTTTTTTCCAAGGCATTTCTCTATTTATAGAGGGGCTTGTATCATATGGGTTAGGCGTACCTTGTTGATATTTTGGTAATTCACCTCCCATTTCATATGTAGGAGCACCATATGTATAACCACTACTGTATCTTGAGTTTTCTAGTCCAGCTGCTTTATTTTTTGCATTAAGAAGATCATAACTAAAGTTGTTTTGTTTTGCGTTTTTAAACGCTTTCATTTCATCATTTGCATTTTTAATGTTGCCTGCTACTTCCATACCAAAACCCACTGCTTGTAGAGCCGCGTTTCCAAAAGATTTACCTGCCCCTTTACCTGCCCCTTTATCGGCTCCACCAAATAAAGATGTTGAATTTTCTGTAACTACATTATCAGATCTTAAGCCGTGTAAATACGTTGGTTTTTCTCCTGGAGGACCTTGCCAGGAGCCATAACCGTATTTAGGCAAACCGTCTTCTCTAGTCCCTCCGTATCTATTTAAACTTACTGGAAATGTTTTTGAAGGTTGATACATTTTTTTTTCAAACTTAAAATCAAAAGAAGGGTTACCGGCCATTTCATTATTATATATAGCATCCTTTAGTTCGATTACATTTGGACTCATGCTAGTAGATGTATAAGGTCTAAATACATCTTTACTAGCTTGAACTGCACCTCTAGGATTTAATTCATTTACCCGTCTTTGATAGTCTTCTATATTAGCTTCATTCTTTGCTATTTCTCTACTAATGCGTTCTTCTGGAAATTCTTTTCTTACCTCTCTTTCAATGTATTCGGATGCCATTTCATCTGACAAGCCTTCCATACCTGAAGCCCTCCATGCAGCCCTGTCTTTAGAGTCTAGTACCTCTCTAAGATTTTTATCTGGTAAATTATAAGAGCCAAGTGTAGATTGTTTTCTACCTGTTTCTAAAAAATGTTTTTCAGAGGCACTAAGTGGAGATGTACCATATTTACCGTAAACGTCAGTTACCATCTGCTCACGCTTTTTAGTAAAGTCTCCTACTCCTAATTCTTTTAAGTTTTTACCTTCATTTTCTAAAGCATTTAGAATTTTAGGATCTACAAATTTACTTAGCTGCTCTTTATAAGCAGCAGCAGTTTTTGCAGTTCTAGCTGCTCTTATACCTTGAGCTATACCCGCTGCACCTGCACCTAATAATTCTTCTGCAATAAGTTGATTGTGAAAATCTTGACTCATACGATCCCCCATAAACTGTGCATTAGGCGCACCTGGACTGTTTTTAGATAAAAAACTGGTTGGTGGATAATCTACTGTTCCTGATGTATAAGGATTTTGAGATTGAACTTCTCCAGACTGTATTCGTCTTTGTAAGTCTGCGGTATTTATCTCATTCTGACGCATAGCTGCATCTTGAGCTATAATATTTTCTACGTTTATAGGTGAAATATTAGATGCTGTAGTAGAAGCTGCTGCAGTTGTTGTTCTAGGGTCAGTACCATTACGATACATTTGTAAGAGTCGTTTCTTTTTCATCGTTTATAAGTTCTAAAGTCTGCGAGCACTGTATACAAATTTACCAAATTGTTTGCTTCGTTATTACATGAGAGTCTTATACCCATGTATTTGTCTATGAATTTGCTTTGCTTATACCACTCTTTATTAAAGTCTATGTAGTTAATATTCATTGGTTCATTGTAAGCTTCTGTTGTTGATGCAGAAAACATACGATCCGTTATTGCAGTTATAGTTCCTGCGTTAGAGCCACCAAAAAGGTTTTGTCCTTGTGTTATATAGTTTGTACCAGTGAATGGTGTTGTTATGCCTGTGTAGTAATTACTTGTATCAGTAATTTCTTTAGACATATCTCTAAACTGGTTTACTTTCCAGTCTGTACCTATTCTTCTAGTGTTTATTAGATACTCTAACGGATGCTCACCCGAAAGCATATCTGAATTATATGTAATATAAGAAGTAAATCCAGAGTTTAAGTCATTATTGTAGAGTTTATTACTAGAGCTATACTCTTTTGTATCTACAAAAAAACTAAAACTGTTGAACACCTTATCGATATTCGGAACCATATTAGATATTACTTCTATTTCGAATGGGTAAATGGTTCCATAAAAATTACCCATATTATTGTAGTCGTTGTGCCTCCATATACTTCTTTGAATATCTGAGTCCGTGCTTTCAGTAAAAGAAAACACATCTATTCCGGAATAAGAATACATATAAGGAACATAGTCATGGAAGCTTTCCCAAGAACCTAGTTTGTTTTGAACCAAATTAGAAAAAACAAAAGAAATAGTCCAAGACTTCCTTTCAAATAAATCATCTCTTGACCCTGTTATTTGTGTGCTATCAAGATTTATAGGTTCCCAACTACTTAAGTTTTGGCCTATTGTTGTCCATCTGTAGTAAGTCCCATTAATATATACTATACCATATGCTCCTGCTTGTGCTGCAGCATTTAAAGACGTATAAGCTCCACTCCATTCTCCTATAAAAGCAGCTGTTGGTGCAAGATCTCTTTTTGTTATTATAATTCTTGAGAATCTTTCATCATATACTGCATGGAATCCCATGCCTGTAATAAAACTATCTGTTTTACCATGAAACCCATAGTCTTCTAAAGCATATGGCATGTTGTCTTGCAACCAATTTGACATACCATATTTTTCACCCGAAATCTCTTCTGCTCCTTTACCTAAAAGAAACATTTTTCTATCAATATTATCAACAAAAAAGTACCCTTGCGGTGTAACAATATTTGCAAATTGAGACCTTGTACCTAAATATCCAGAATCTGTGTGTTGTACTAAGTCCGGTTCTTGAGTAAAAATATCTCCTTGACCAATAAAAGCTTCATTGCCTTCAGAGACTTTCATTTTTTGCTTACCCTTTGTTTGATACAAAGCGTCTTCCATATGGAATAATAAAAGATTACCTACAGCGGTTATCTTCCATAATTCTCCATATCTATTATTAAGTTCTCTTAATTCACCAAATGAATACTTTCTGTAGTTATCTGATAATTTAGAAGATGTTGTCTTAGCAGAACGTATAATTCTTACAGGGTGGTTTTCTGGTTGCTCAAGTACAAAAGGAAAAGGCAATACAACTTTAATATTATTTATAGATGAGTAATCTTCGTTGTATCTTATTTTTCCTGTAGTAAGATCGGGGTTATAATGAAGGTCTATTCTTGCATCTGCGTTTAATACAGCCTTTAAAGATGCTCCAGGAAAGTAAGGCTCATCGTCATTATCTATGTGTCTGTAGTTTATATTTTCTGTGCTTTCAGTAATACAAGCTATAACAGACTTCATATCTTTAGCTTGGTTTCCATCTGGAGTTAAACTAACCTCTTCTCTAGAGGTCATCCTGTAACCATACCTACTTATATAAGTATCGCCTCCATATACATCATCAGTACAAAATTGATCGGGCCCACTGTATATAGGAGAGTTATTTTCATCTAAAATAAATTTATTAAGATCATCTCCTACTACTTCATATCCTGTCCACACTAAATTTTGTGAGTCTACTGCATTATAAACATCAGATTTAAATGCTTTAAGGTTTGCTAAATATAGTTGAAGACCATCAAAAGCTTCAGGAGATCCAGGAAGTTGTCCTCCATCGTCATCTAATTCTATAGTGTTTGTAGTATAAGATACAAACTCAGTTCTTGCACCTTCACTCCTTTGATTTCTCCAACTAGAAGATGGATTAGAAACTAAATGCGGTAAATATCTTAATGGCTTTAAAGCTATGTGAGTTTGTCCCCCTTGATTATATATGTCATGCTCAAATCCTTGGTGTGTTCCTTCATAAATACTATCTCCTAAAATATAAGCTTTTGACTTATCTGAAAGAAGATAATTTAATCTTGTATTTATTCCTTGTATTCTAAACTGCTCTCCTGCTATATGAAAAGAAGTTATAGTATCTGGTTTCCTGCAACTATAAAAAGGTTCATCTGTAGAACTTTCAGTATCAGTGTACTTACCATCTACATTGAATTTTACAGGTCCTTTAAAATTTGCCATACACAAAACATACTGAAGTTTTATATGTGTAGCAGCAGCTAATGATGGGTGCCTGTTTAATAAATAAAAATCATGAAAAGAATAAACTGAAGATAGCTCAGGCTTTGTAGCATTTTTAGAAGAAGGCTGTCCAGTTTGTAACCAATAATCAAATTTACCTATACCAAGACCTCCCGTATCACACCGGGATGGATCCATTTCTTCTCTAAACTGCATAGGATGCATGGGAGCTTGACCTAATACAGTTCTTTGCTCGTGAGTCCTATCTGCGTAATAAATTCTAAATCCCTGTACTTTATCTGCAATAGACTTAGGTATTTTAATGTCTGAAAATTTAATTCCTAAAGGTTGAACATGATGTGTTAAAGGAATATTTTCATTTGAATTTGATACAGGTGTATCTGGTTCTACCCAAGCTGCCCATCCTGGCCTGTTGTTTCCAATAATTTCATCAAGATCTCTTAATAAAATATCGTCTCCAGAATATCCAGAAACACTTGCAAAAGACACACCCCCTGCGCAATGTCCAATTAAACTTGGTTGAAGGTCAATGCCAGGAGCTCTGTCATATGCTATAACTAACTGCATTCCTTCTGGAGGCTGGGAGTCATACATAAATGTTAAATCTGAGTATTCAGTTATATCTGTTCCCCAAATAGTATTTAAAGGCTGGTTCGGGTTTACATCCGTAGGCCAATTATAAAAATACTCATGTGAAGGAGGGTAACAAGATTTTGTAGTATCAGTTTGTCCGTTTGGAGCTTCAGCAGTAATATCATTAGGAGTACCACCTAAACCTGCAGGAGAGCTTGGTAATGAACCAGTACCTGGATATGGTCCATTAGGAGGTGCGTTATTAAAATAGAAAGCTCTGTACCAAGTGTTGTCATCATGGGCATCAGTACCATGTCCCGTGCTAGTTCCTCCCATAGGGGTTCCATAATTATCGTTTTGCCACTCCTGTGCGGCATTAGGGTCTTCATTAGTATAACGACCTCTTATTAAACTTTCACTATCATCAAGTTGCCCAAACCAAAACCAGTGTACACTTGCTTTTTTATCATTATCTAAAGTGGTAAAAACTTGATCATCAACACTTTTTACAGTGGTAAACTCTTCATTTCTGTTAGAAGGAAATCTATGATGTCTTACATTTTCTCCCTGTAAAGAAGGTATACTTAAAGTAGGGTCTTGAGCATTTACTACTTCAAAATTTTCATTATTGGGATAAAACTCATGTAGGTTATGCCAATAATTCATATTTCTAGAACCTTTAAACGTTAAATGAGAAAAGTCATAAAAATGAAATAAGTATCCTTGAGGATTGTCTGTGCTTGTAAGATTAATAATTTGCCAATCACCTACAAGTCCATATCCATTTTGATATAAAGACCACCCTTCATTAACAAAAGGTGGGTTAGTATCTCCCATTAACTCATTAACAAGATTTGGATCTAGATTTGATATAGGCTCTCTTCCAGGAATATGATAAGCATATGACATTTTTCCTGACTTGAGAATAAAAGCTATATAAAATGCATATACTTCTTCTCTTGTATACCCTTTATAGCTATAAATATTTTTTGGGTATCTATATCCTTTTTTTATAGAATTATTAGTAGACCTTTTTAATTCAAAAAAATCATCTGTAATAACCATAGGGTCAAAAGGATCAAACTTGTGTTCCGGATCTTTTAATACTACAGCCTCAGACTTAATAAAGTTTGCATATTTTTGATATCCTATGTCTATATCAGAAGTAAGATTTCCTAAATAAAGAACACTATCTAACTGCTCTATTGTTTTAGCAGTTAGATACTCTGGCATATCTATAGTAACAGCATCTATAGAAGATGTAGCTTGAGATTCTTCTCCACTATATGTTATTTGAAAAGTATCCCTGTCATATATTTCTATATTATGAAGTCTAACAGCGGTTATTACTCCGTTTATTTTTTGAAGTATCTGAACTGATAAATATTTCATATCAGTATTTATATTTGATACCTCCCAAACAATAGATTTACCTGTTAATACACCCCCTTCACCTCCATCATAACTTTCTATAGGAGATACTCCTTCTGGGTCATCTACAATTGAAACCGGATTAGCTACAGTTAAATAGTTTGTTGTATTTATATCTTCATCTGTGTAAGCAAGAGTTATATAGTATACACCTGTAAGACATCCTCCACCTGTAAATACATTTACTAACTCTACGTGTGGAACTGGTCCAGCATGTGGAAATAAATTTAAGATGTTTACAAAAAAAGAATCAGGGGAGCTTACAGCAAACTTACCATATATACTATTGTTAGAAACAGGGAGCTGCCTAGTTATATTAAGAACTCTAGGAGGGTTTAAATCATCTGTCCAATACACTATAAGATCGCCATCTCCCTGCTCTTTAAAGGTTCCTTGTATAGGGTTAGAAGCTTGAAAGTTTAAATCTGTAGCATGACCGTTAAGAGCTGGTTGCAGATTTAGTATAGTTTGATACGCATCGTTTTTATAAACACCTATTATAGAATCATCTCCTACTTTTAAAAACAAAACTATATCATTATTTGTAAGAGGAATAGTTCCTATTACAATAGCACCTACAGGCAACGATTCTACTTTTACATTACCAGGTTCGTTAGATACAGCCGCAGTAGTGTTGTTTATACTCGCATTACGTGCGAATCTTAACGAACCTGGGGGCTGATCTACGTGGGACGTATCTTTAAATAGACCCCTTATAAATCTTAATACTCTGTTTCCTTCTTCAGCCATATTTAGAAGTTTTCGGATTGAAGCATTTCCCTACTATTAAGATCCTCAAAGAAATTAAGGTCTCTGTTTATATTAGGTAAAAGCCTCACCCATTGATCCATGAACGATTGATATCTATCTATATCAGGATAATTTGCAGCATTACGTGCTTGTGTACAATACTTTTGCCACATCATTTCTGCAAACTGATATTCTATTTTAGTGTTCTTGAATGTTTCCCCCTGAAGAAGGAGCTTTTTAAGAATGTACCAAAACATAGCTTCTCTATAGCTTATGTCATCTGGTACCATTGGGTAGCACTCTTCATCTACTGGAAATGCCATATAACTCAAACATATTTGTCCTTGTGCAAATGATGTTTGAATGTTACCACAATTAATTATGTAAGTCTCTTTATAACTTACTTGAGAGTTTACACACCCATCGCAGTGTATGCTTGAATGAAACGTCGATGTTCCATACTGCAAAGGCTGTAAACAACTTCCGTTTACACTAAAATAAATGTTTTCTAAAACACTCATTCTAGAATTAAGAACGTTTAATTGATTAAGTGTCGTTTTATGATAGCTATCAAATTCATTTAAATCTGTAGTAGTTAACGACGATATATATTGTCCACTTTCGTTTTTAGCAACTGTAGAATTTACATTACTGTAGTAAGTAGAAAGGTTTGCATTTAACTCGTTTATTTGCTTAGATATTTCTGCAGTTTCATTTGACACAGATGATTGTACACATGTGTTTACTGCTACTTGATTAATATAATATAGGTCAGCAGGCAAACATCCTTTGTGGTCCTCTATATCTATCAAACATTGTTTTCTGCAAAGCTGTGTACTTGCTCCAATATGCTCAAGAGCCTCTCCCATCCACTCTACAGCATCATGAATAAAGTTAGCATTAGAAGGCCGTATGTCTCTAAATACTTTTCTTATAATTTCTTTTCCGGATACGTGCTTATAGATTGCCATGGCGTTTAAATCTTAGATATGCAAGATCGTCATTATTGATCAGATCTTTTAATTTCTGTTTATTTCCTTTTTTGCCACGAGTAGCATCAAATCTATAGACACTTGAATTTTTTACTCTGCAGAACATCTTAGACCAGTAAAATTTAAAATATTGTTTAGATGTATGATAAATAAACCACTTCTCTCCTTTCCCGGTTTCTTTATCAAAAAGTACAATTCCTTTTTTTAAAAGCTCCTCTTTAAATTTCATAGACGTGTTCCAATCTATCCTAGCTGTGTTTGGATTTACATTTGCTCTTATAATTGAAAGATTAGATAAGTTATAACCCATGTTAAACTCTGCCCCTGCTACAAGAGCTTCCATTATCATAATATTAAACTCTTGAAGAATCTCTTTATACTTTTTAAAAAGCACTGGAGAGCCACTCATAGTTAAATATGTATTGTAAAGATCTTTACTTTGCTTTGGCATTTCCTTGTTGTCTTGGTACTGCACCGCTTTGCATTGTATCATTTTCAGTGTCTGACGTAGTCATAGCTATCATTTGGAATGTACCTTTGATAAGACCATCAGTTATAGCTGATACAAGATCTGCAGATAATGGGTAATCCATGTTATTGTCGTAGCAATCTCCCCCGTCACAATCGAATTTAGCTAGCTCTTCTGGATCTTCAAATATTCCTCTGATATTTACTGTATCCATTCCATCTGGATTATAGATATACAATCTATCTTCTATCATATAAGCTTTACGAGTATTTTTTGTAAACCTATCATATGGTAAAGTTTGTACTGCAATTGTATCTATCATAGGTATAGTATGTATACCGCTTGGGTCAGCTACATTTGTTATCCCCTCCATATGATTCATACGAATAGTTCTTGGAATATCTACATTAGTTCTAGATACCACACAATCTATAGGGAGATTACAACACCTTGATGCATCTACTATTTCTAGTTCTATGCATTTAAGATCTTGCTCGTGGTGCCTAGAGACAAAAGAATTACGTGCAAAGTCTCTGCGTAACAGCATTGCACGATAATGTTTAATATTGAACTTTATCTGTCTAAGAGATATATGTTCATTATGATTTGAACGACCACCTCTATAGATGTTAAGGATGTTATATGCTATTTCATCTAATGTCATTTCAAATCTATTGTTTAATTAATTTACCTATAATATGTACTAATACATCTCCATTAGCATTTAATTGAGAAACCCTCATTTTTAGTGTCTTTCTTGCTCCAATGGTTATAGGTCTATGAAGTTTTTGTGTGCTTTCAAATTGAGTTGCTCTATACATAGAAGTATAGATAACTTGATCTACTTCTATTCCTTTTACTATGCTTGCTTTAAGTAACTCCCAGTGTAGAGATGTAGTAGCTATAGTTTTAGGTACTACTGATATAGATTCTATTTCTAGCATATGACCATTAGGCACTGTAAAACATAAAGTTTCAGATACAGAAATACCTTGATCTATTACTGAATATGATGTTGCTGGTACTCCAGTAGTAATAGCTCCTGATCCTATGTATATTATTCCTTTATTAGTACCATCTACACCAGAAGAAATAACTTTTGCAGAGTTTATTGCTCTATAAGCTTTTTCACTTAAAACTCCTGTTCTACCATTTAAATCAATATACTCTGATTGAAATTCAAAGCCTCTGTTTAGTCCCTCTAGAAAAACTTTGTGTGCACCATCGTTAGTAGCTACATCTGTAGTTACACTGCTAGATACTGTTACCTGTCTTAATATTTCAGGCATAGCTATAGAAGCAGTAGTAGCCGATATAGGCCATACCTCTTTATAGCCGGACGTAGCACCTGTTACATACCCGCTTAAATGCACTGCACTCTCAGTGCTATTTATCGGGGTAATTATCATGCTACTGCCCAGTATCCATATTCAACAATACATGCAGCTGTATCTGCTCTTAGCTCTACGCCGGCAGAAGCCGCAACAGGAAACACTGCAAATTCTCCAGCTCTAATTATAGATAGAGTGTTACCTGCAGCATTTTTAACTGTAACAAAATTTGTTGTATCTATATTTCTTACATATAGATAAGATTGTACATTAGTATTTGCAAGAACTACAGTGTCTGAACCTGTAGCCACAGAAACCTTTGCCATGTTTGACAAAGGTTCTGTAACTGATACAAGTTTTTCTACACTAAAGTCCATTTTATCTGCTCCTACAGAAGAACTTACTGCGCTTAGTTTAAATTTTACGGATGATGCCATGATTATTTTAAGATTGATTTAAGAGCTTTAATCTGCTTGGCAGAAATATTATTAGGGAGCTCTCCTTCATAAATAGTTCGAAGGGTTATACTCATATCTTCTTTTAACATTTCTTCCGCAGTCTCTAACTGTGATTTTCTATGATCTACTAACTCTTTGTTTTCTTCTTCTAAGAGTTTTATTTTTTCTGCATCGGTTCCAGCTTCCTCTCTAATTCTTTCTGCAAACTCTTCAAACTCTTTAGTAGGCTGTAGAATTTCATTAAGAGGAGCAAGGCGTCCTTCCATTGCATCAATATTGTCTGCAATCTTTTTTGCAAACTTTAGTCCTGGAAGATCTACTACACTATAATGTCCTGATAGTAGGTCTACATAATTTTGAACTGTTTTTTGATCAGTCCCTTCCCCTGTTACTTTTGTTAATGTCTCCATCTGATTTTAATAATTTATTTAGGTTAGATATATAATTAAGATAACAAATGTACGTTATCTGGTTAAATTCTTAAGCAATAGCATAACCACGACCTCCCATGACATGCCATGCAGCATTTGTAAATAACAAAGACACGCTATCTCCTACAGCATCAAATGCAATACTTGTTCCTTGTGCAAAATTAGCTGGTGTAAGTGTTCCATCACCCCCGTCTGTTTTCATTACAATCATTTTTGTTTGACCTTCTACACCATCTGCAAGAGTAAGTGCGTTAGTTCCTGTTGTAACAATCCATGTAATTGCACTTGTTATATCTACAGCTCCAGCCCCTGTAAGAGTTTGTGGAGTTTGACTAAGTCTTAAAAATCCTCCCGAAATAAGTACATTTTGATTGTTATCAAGTTCAAGGGCAGTTCCAAGAGAACCTGATCCAGATCCTGAATAAGTTTGAAATTTAATAGTTCCTCCTGCACCAGAAGCACCACCAGCACCCCCTTTTATAGCTGTAGTTCCTCCGTTACCACTACCATTTCCTGTGCCTGCTATCACTGATATATTTCCACCACTAGTATTGCCGCTTGTAGTTCCTGCACCCTCTATGTTTAATGCTGCACCATTTACTCCCCCGGCTGCAGTTTTTACATTAACAGTATAATCTTTATAAGTATTAGTATTACCTATTTCTATTGCTGTACCTGTAGTTCCTTGTAAAGAAAGCTGTGCTCCAGCTGTAGTTGTTGTAGGTGTACTGTCTCCTATTGTAACTTTTCCACTTGCATCTACTGTAATACCCTCGTCCGCACCATCTCCAGATACCCAAGATTCTCCTGCAGCCCTATCTAAATTAATGTTATGCGTATTCATATCTAAAGGAGCTCCTGCACTTGTTAGGTCTGCTTCTATAGAAATAGAACCTGCTCCATTAGTGATAGTAATGTTACTTCCTGCAGTTAATGTAGCTAAAGTAGGTATGCCTGAAGTAGCATTACCTATAAGAACCTGTCCGTTTGTATTCATAGCAGAAGTTGCTGCTATAGTACTGTCCGCAGATGCATAAAGCATTGCTCCTTTAGATATTGTAGATAATCCAGTACCCCCATTTACTACAGACAATTGTCCTGTAACATTAGATGCTAGAGCTACTGTTTTAAGAAATTGTGCTGTAGTATTGTCACAAGAATTTAAATCTATACCTGCTTCTAAAACTGTAAGTACAACATTAGTTCCTTCTGAGTCTGATGTAACAGAAGCAGCAGTAAGTAATCCGGTGTCTCCAGATTTAATTCCTTTAAAGTTCAATTGATTACCATTGGTAACCCCTGTATAAATACTAATACTTCCAGAACCTGCTGCAGCTAATGTTGGGAGTAGAGAAGACACTTGAAGTCTGCTTTTACCAGTAACTGGTATATAGTGTGCGGAAGTTAAAGATGTCTTACTTATTACATTCCATTTTGATACGTCTGACATTTTTTTAATATTAAAAAGTTACGGTAGAGATATGTCTCCTCCCTCTATTTCTATTATTTCACCATCTATAGTTGTAGGTGAATCGCTTGTTGTAATTGGTTCTGAATCTGTAGACGTTACATCTTTAAGATTGCAGTCTTTACAGTTTTCATTTATATAAGCCATGTATTTATCTAGCCTATTTGTATTGTCTGAAGGTGCATTAACAGACCTGCATAGCTCCCATACTACAGAACCTTCTAGAGTTTCTGGATCAGGAGTATATTGAGATGAAGGTGATTGTGTGTAAGTGTATATATAATACTCTTCACTTGTAGGATGCTGTACTATGTCTCCCCAAACATATACAGTATTCACCGTATAAATTAAAGATTCTCCTGATGGACCTCCTTCAGACCATTTTGAAGTACAAGATGTTCCTTGTGGGGTTTCATTAAATGCAGGAGATAAAGAATCTGCGCAGTTATAAACGCATTCTAAATCTCTTTGTGCAAGAAGATATTTTATAAGTGCAAGTCTTCTTATAACCGCCTCATTACAAGGAGTTAATCTTCCTGACTTTAATAATGTTAAATACTTATTGCTTTTATCGCTAAAACATATATCTAAATTGCTTTGTATAATTCCTAAACTAGAAGGCACACAAGGAGAAGGTTCTAGCCTATAAATACAATTACGAGAAAAAAGATCTCCAGTTTCTCCTGAAGTACCGTAAGGAACATTAACTGCAGGGTTAAAATTTTCTGCATCAGGATCCATACATCCATATATAAGAGAAGTATTTACCCCAAAAGAATATGTTTGAGTGCAACCATTCGCATCGGTTACAGTGACGGTATAAGCTCCATCTGCTAAATACGGACCTGTTAAAGTATTTTCAGTTTCTGTTACAGTTCCTGTTGAAATACTTTCCCAAGAGACTTCATATACAGCCGGCGCTGTCCCAAACCAATTTAAAGTGGGTATGTTAGATGTAACTGTAACCCCTGTTATAAGTTGGTCTGCACAATAATAACAACAGTTTTCACAAGACACACTTGCACTACTATCGTAGTTTAAAGCCGAAACATCTGTACATCCTACAGTTTCGTATATGCATTGCCCACTGCTTATTACTGCACTTGGGTCAAAGTTAATTGCTGTAGGATCCATACACCCAATAGGGTATCCCTCTAAAGTACTGCAGTTTCTATCTGCATCTGTAACTACATGTGTTACCTCTGCATCATTACAGTTAGAAGGATTGTTATTATAAAAGTCTATATGAATAATAAAAGTGTCTCCTATATTTACAATAGGATTGCTTACAGGAAAAAGAACAGAGGTCCCATTAGGGCTTATTACCTCTGTATAAACCGTATAGTTTATACCTAATCCTGACTGGCCTTCTATTTCAAGATAAATTGTTTCTACAGATATGCTTGTCTGTCCTGAGCACGGGTCTATTGAAAAATTTGCTGAAGTAACACATTCTTGTGGAGATTCGTCATATGCAATTTGAAAATAAAACTTTGTTGGACAATTCCATCCTGCAGGAGAAGCTTCAACTACATACCATCCATCTGCTAAATTATCAAATGTATAACTAGGAGAACTTAATCCTGTCATACCATTGATAAAAGTATTAGATGGTCCAGATACTCCTGTGGTGGTATATAAGTTTACATCAAACCCATTAGTAAAATACTGACCTAAATTAGGATCTAAATCAGTATTATAATTAGCATTAAATATAATAGAGCCATCATTAGCTCCATTAGAAGTTTCATTTACAAAATTACTTCCTGTATTTATTAATATTGGTTGGACAGTTGGATTATTTCCTATAGTATACTCATAAGTACCGTCGGCATCTTTATCTGTACACTCTATACAAAGCTCTCCAGGATCTTGATCATCAGCAAATGGATTAGGGTATCCTATATAATTTATAGCCGTTGGCTTATGGCAAAAATACTCTCCTCCTCCCCTAGCAGCTGAAGTTGTAGAAGTTGTAGTTGTTTCTTGTATACTTACAGGTATAATTATTTTTCCTCCTGAATCTGTATGAACTACCTCTACAGTATATGGTCTTTCACTGGCTTTAATTCCTGTAAAAGTTTGTATTCCTGACCCGTAGATTGTACTGTCTATAATTGATCCACTTGGTAATTTTACTCCATTAGGTCCTTTTAATTCATAAGAAAAGGATTGTTTACTTATAGAAGTTGCATTTCGAACAGGAGCTTTGTCTTGTAAATAAAGACTTTGTTTTTCCCATTCACTTTGGGCAGGATCATCTGTAGTTCCTAAAACAGTAACAGTAATAATACCGTCTTCATCTTTATAAGGGTCTGTAACATCAACTGATATTTCAAAACCTGAAGTATCTGTTGCACAGGCTCCACTTGTAAATAATGCCGGAATTAAACCTTTTAGATATTTATCATCAATAGTAGCTCCTGATGTATCTTGCTTTGTAGTTTTATAGTAACTTGGAGATGTAGGATCCGCACAAACCTCAAATACTTTTTTAACAGTGGATGGTTTTTCAGGTATATCTTTTGTCCAAATAAAAGATGTTATTGTAGGTACGGTGCTACTAGCATCAAGTACTTCTCCCCAAACATCTCCTGCCTCTAAATAATCTTTAGAATCATCAAGTACAGCAGCAAACATTACAAATTGAGGTAAAGGACCTACAAAAGGTTTACCCATGTGTGTAACTTCTAAATCAAGTGTATTTAGTATTGATCCGTTAAAAGTTGCTAAAGAACCTGGTTCAGTATGAGACCATGCTTTATTGTAAGAAAATTTACTATAAGGGTCACTAATAGGAAGCATAGCATAATTTCCAGTCATGCTTTTTCCTTCTCCGTATGCAATTTCTAAATTGTAATTTAAAAACTCCGAAGAATTAAAAAGTTTAGAGCTAGAATAATCTTCTCCTGCATTGTCTACTTTTTTATTACTTGTAGGAACAAATACAGATATCTGCTCTATATCTCCTGATTCAAAATAAATTTTAAGTTTTCTAGAATCTATAGAGTTATCAAAGTCTTTGTAAAATATATAAACTCTGTCTTTGTAATATTTATTAGTTACTGTTCCTACCCCATAACTATCTTCGGATGTATCTTCTACTCGAACAATTTTATCATACCCATCCTCTAAAGAATGAGATATTCCTATCCAAAGATTGCCGTCGTTATTTACAGCAATTCCACCTATGTATTTTGGTTTTCCCATTAGCAGCTACATCCACAGCATTCTGAACAAAGTTCTAATGCCTTATTGTATTTTTTCTTTGCGTTCTCAAAAAGCCCTGTATTAACAGAGCTGTCTTCTCCTAATTGAGCCATATCTGTTTCTATACCAGTAACTAAAAGTAAAACCCTTTCTGCGGTTATAAGTGTTTTATCACATTTCTTACAATCGCAATCACAGTCTAAAAGACTGTCTACTTTTTTAGCTATACAACAGTTAAGAGAGCATTTTCCAAATGTGCCTGTTTCATGAACTGTACCGGCGCTGTCAGTCACTTTTATTTCAAAAATGCCGTCAGAAGATAGTTGTGTAGCCCCTAAGTTTACTACAGTATGGTATGCTGCTTCGTATGGGGGTAAAGACACATTAAAACTGTGGGAGACTTCTCCGTTTGATATTAAAACTGAAGCCGAACCTTGAGCTCCGCTAAGAACAAGGCTTATGTATTTACAGTCCCCTGTAATAGTTGCATTTGCACTCATACCGTTTATTTTAAATAAAAAACCGGAGGAGGATACTTCCCCCTCCGGTCTCTAAAGTTAATCAATTACTGTGACTTATGCTAAGTCGCCAGTTTGAACATATTCTACAAACAAGTGAAATTTACCAGCATCGATAGCGTGGTCATTTGCTTTTGTAAGAAGAAGTTCTTTACGATCTGTAAGTGCAACCATAGTAGCCGCATTCAAAGCAATAACTTCAAGTGCAGTATCATGAGCTGCATCAGCACCAAGTGCTGCGCCCATTCCTACTAGAGTACCGTGACTACCTGCATCATATACATTAGAAGCATCACTGATAGCAATTGCAGCAACGAATGCTCCTGTAGCACCAGTGTAACCTAGAGCTAGAGTTGTAGAATCGTCACCATCATCTCCCACAGTAGTTTCTACATGGTAGTATGCTTTAGTAATAAGTGCTCCGTCAGGAATGTAAACAGACCCTGAAGATGCAGAGTGGGAAGCGGCTCCAGCAGTTAGTGTGCCAGATACACCTATATCCCATGTAGCTTTTGCTACGAATTTATTATAACGTGGATTTTTAGACATAGTTTCTAATTTTTGTCAATTAATATTAAAGTGCAACTGGTCCAAAAGCCCCTGGAGTAGTAGACATCCAGTCGTTAATCAAGCCTTCAAAAACAGCTCCTTGAGCTTGTCCTTGCTTGAATGCAATAGTTATGTGTCGCAAGTTATCTACTCCGTTAATTTGGCCAGTAGCTCCGTTTCTATAAACAAGGCTATAAACATCATACTCAGTTGGAGTAGCTCTGTCAATAAAAGCAGCTGGCGTATTTGGCTGTCGTACTCGGTTGTAAAAAGAAACGTTTCCTTGAAGACTTTCTTCATACTGAGCAAGTAGCTCTGCGTTTCCGTATCCTACAACTGGATCAACTGGGCTAGTTGCAGGGAAAGTAGTTCCGTTAGATCCATCCATTCCTTCAACAGAAACTGTGAATCTTGCCATATCAGTGTTGTTAGTAATAGAGAATGTCTTACCTCTGAAAGTGATAGCAGCACCAGCATACTGAAGTTCCATATTTCGCATTCCTGGAATAGCATGGTATGTAGATGCAGCAGGATTTCCTGAGCCTACCCAAGAAATAAGATCTTTTACAAGTCTTAGAGCTACAGTAGCAGCAGCTTCATTAGCTGAAACTTTTAAAGTTGCTCCTTTTCTTTCAAACTGCGCTTTTCCTGGTGCAGTATCTGTAAGTTTTACAGAGACTTCTCCAGCCGCTGTAGGATTTGTTGTTACAGTGTGAACTACAGACTGAGGTACTTGATCTACAAAGCTTTCGCCTTTCCAAGCAACTATGTTTCTGCCTTCAATCCATGGGCTTACAATATTTTTTGAAGATGTACCTTGTACAAAACGAATTTTTGGTGCATCTGGGTAAAATTCTCCTGCCGCTAGAGCAGTAGAGTTTTGAGCTGGATTACTAAGATCCATCTTTTCAATGGCTAAAGAGCCTGCCGCATATACTCCATTTGATATACTTGGAGCTGTTGCGTCTGTTACTAATAGTTGTCGCATGACTTTTGTTTTTTATTATTCACGATTCATAAGCTCTCCTATCTGTGTTTTATATCTAGGATCACTAAGTTGTTCTAATATTGAGGATACTGCCATTGCAACTATTTCTTGATGTGTGTGCTCAGGTAGCTCGCAATTATATCCCAAAGGTAATGATATAGAGAGAGGTTTTCTAATGTAGGTAATTTTTACACTATCTATTATAAATATAGCACTTGTGTAAATATCTATATAGTTATCTCTAATTGTTGTAAGAGGAGAACTCTCTGTAGTAGTGTTAAAAGGATCTTCTAAAAGACGATATACATCATCTAATTGTGAGAACTTATTAAACACTTGAGTTTTTGTAGTATCTACTGTAGGTATTCTTCTTACTTGACCACTCCTATCATCTACCCTAGGTATAGATTCGTTTATTATAACTTGAGTAGAATCATAAGCATATAGAGGAGTTATAGTTTCACCGTTTGACCCATCCCATTGGAACCAAGGGTGTGCCTCTGTGTCTACAACTACTATGAACTGACTTGGAAATGTTAAAGGCCCGTATGATTGCCAGTGTATAGAAAAACCTGGTTGAACATGCTCAAACATGTCATTTACTACAGCATTAACATTTTGAGGGTAAGAATTTGGAGTATATCCTGAAGCAATAAGCTCTGGAGATGGACTCCACACTAATTCACTTTGATTCGTAACTGGATTAACAAGTCTTATTTCATTAAGAAACTCATTGTTTTGTACAAAGAATTGTTCAAGACTAAATACAAAATAGTATATGCTTGGTAAAGTTTCTTGTGTAACTGAATTTGGTTCTAAAGGTTTACAGTTATTTAAATGGATAGTAGACCTTTGATTTACTAGGTACATATAATCTGAAGGAAACTCAAAAGAGTCTGCCCAAATTTTACCATTTGTAACTTCTTCTTTAAAGTTTACTGTATCAGAGTATTCTACAATAAGGGACCGAAGTTCATCAATTCTTTTTTGACTTTCTTCGAATCCCTTTTTATAGATGTTGTTTTTACCGTATCTCTGATTTATAAAACGCATCATAGCTTTGTTGAGCTCAATATCAATTTCCTCTGTTCGAAGTTGATCACTTCTTTCAGAGTGCATCTTATCTACGCCCTGTTTTAAGGCTATGTGCATTTCAAGTACGTTCATCGAATAGCTTCACGGTGTTTGGACCTTAAAATATTTAAGAGACCTGAATTTTTTGGATTCTTAAAGAATATAATAGCTTCTTCTTCACTGTTTGAAATAGTATCATTCATGTGAACTAAAGTTGTCCCCATTTTTTGAATAGTATCTGAAGAAAGAAAAGATGCTATTTCTGCTCTTATATCTAAATTTTCATCTAAAGAAGCCTCTAAGAATTTTTTAGGAGTAGACTGTTTGATGTCATAAAGCATGTTTTCAATGCTTTCTGTGTCAAAATTTTCTACTTTAACCGTACCTAAAACCTGTAAAAGATTTTTCATACGTTCAATATCTTCTGTTGCTTTTATAAACTCTCTATCTGCGCGTTTAGCTATTTGAACAGAGTTGTTTTTAGTTTTAACTTCCTTTCTAGGATCCATGATAAAAAACCTTTTTCTAGGATCTTTTAGCATTTCTGCTTCGGAGTCTGCTACTAAAGAATGTTTTTTTGCAAAGTTATAATGTATAAAGTCAAGAAGATTTAATGGAGATCCGTCTTGATTTGCTCCTATTTCTAATTCTTTACCAGAAAATCCTACTGAAATTCGTAGTTCTGCCCAGAATCGTCGAACATATTTAGACCAATCTCTATCATCAGGGTCTACATCTAAAACCTCTGCTAAATATTTTTTTTCATCTGAAACCGACAAACCTTTTAAAGGCTGTCTATTTACAAAAATGCTAGAGAGTTTTGACACTGCTTCAGCTCTTACTTCTTTTGGTAAATGGTTTAAGATAGGACGTCTACGAAGATAAACTTTATGAGTTCCGTATTCTACTTCCTTTATCAGTGAGTTTTTTTCGGTTACTGATTCTTCCGATGTTTTTGTGGCAAAATGTGCCTTTACTTTTGTTTTCATAGGTTCTTTCCAGATTTATAATTAAAATTCCCACGGGTTAAAAAGAATAACTACCCCCGGGAAGGGGCAGAGTGAGCCCGAAAGCCCACCCTGCGGAGTTTTATATGCTATTAGCTAGCAGTACACTGAAGATCCAAGCTAGTGTCGAATCGTCCAAGTGAAATACCTGCTGTCTTAAGCATGTGAACTGAAGCACCATCTACATCAGATGCTCTGCTCATATTAGCGTCAAATCCTCGTGGAACTACTGATCCGGCTACACACCATCTCAAGTATTCACGATTTTTCTTGTTGATCATTCGAAGGTTTGATACACCGTCATAAGAAGACTGGTCTACAAATACCATTCTGTAAGACTCAAGAGAGTATCCAGTTACTGGGTGAAGTGCACGTGCACGAGCAACAGGACCGTGATCAAACAATGGCAACTTGATAACATTTACAGAATGTCCATCAATATGCTCGTAAGATTTAAAGTATCCTGTAAGACCTAGAGAACGACCTGATCCAGTAATGAATCGAGTTTCTCCGCTTACCTGCCAAGAGTTAGCAGCAGAACCAAAATGATTCTTAAGAGCCTCATCAAATTCTCGCATACCACCTGTACCAGTGTAAAGGTTTACTTGCTTCTTGTTAGCATCGGTCATACCATAGAAAAGGTCACCAATGATGTTTTTCAAGTGAGTCTCTGTAAGACTGGAATAAGTCTCTTGGTTGATAATTTGCTCAAGCAATCCTGGGCCGATAACAACTGGCTGACCGTTTTCGTCTTTCATGTTTACTACACCATCAGCACCATAAGTACGCTGACCATACCAGTAATACATTTCACACTCTTCTTTAAAAGAAAGCATGTGCTGATACTCTTCGTAATCCATCCAAAGTTTAGTAGTAGAACCACCTTTCTTTGGTAGAGTAAACTCAGCTACATAATCCTTAGCATTACCAGACATGTGGTAAGACTTACGAATTGTAGTAAGCTTGTTACGAACTTTACCAGGTGCTTGCCAGTTAGAAGCATTTCCACGAGAGAAATCAACTCCTACAGGAGCAAACAATTGAGCCCAAAGGTCTCCTGCTGTAAATCCAGAAGTAAGAACTGCTGCACTGTCAGGGTTTACAAGTTGTACTCTGTATGTATAAGAACCGCCACCAATAGATTCAACTGGCTCTTCCATAATACGAACTTGCTCTCCTACTCCGTTCACAAGAACGTAAGGAAATACAAACCATTTGTCTGGGAATACCAACTCAAAAGTAGCTCCTCCTTGACCTAGGTTAGACCCAGCGTTAGTTGTGTGCACAGGGCGAGTCATTAACTTACGAGTTTGAATACGATATTCGAACTCTAAATTGTCGATAGACTTTGCGTTACCCATCCCTTCAGAAAGAAAAGATAGTGGGAACCGCATGTCGTCCTTACCAGCCAAGTGTGTAATAATAGGTGAAAGCTCTGTTGGTGTATTTAACATAGCATTAGACAGACTATTCATGTCTGTCATTTGGGAATCATTATAGATCGTCCTCTGTACTGAGATATTCGATCCTCCGATAGTAGATGAAATCATTTGTTATTAATTTATAGTTTTTACTTATTAAAATAGTCCGCCAACATCCAAGTCATCAAACTGAGAGTTTCCTCCCCCTTTATAATTTGGATTTGACTTTCCCCCTTTCACCTTCCCTGTGCTATTGGATTTAAGACGATTTTTTAATGATTTAGCCGCCTCAGTTTTACCTTTAGTATTAATAAATTTTGCAAAGTCTTTCTTATATAAGAAATAGTCTGCAGCAAGTTTTTGATCTAAACTCATTTTTTCTGTATCTAAATCCCTTTGTGTTCTACCATCTTTGGTAACTGGATCTGATATATAAGAAATGAATTTAGATTTGTCTCTTTCTGAAATAGGTAATCCAGAAAGATTAGAAGAAGACTTAACAGTTTCTTTTACGTTATTCCAAACTTGTTCAGATTCTTCTCTTTGTTTCTCTGCAAAAGAACGTTGCTCTTCAAGCATTCTATCTTGCTTTTGTTTTTGTGCTCCGGCAAGCGCTTCTTTAGCTTGATTTGCTTTTTGAAAAAGTGCATTTTTATCTTCATATGCTTCTATCATATCTCCAATAAAAGCTTTATCGTCTCCTCGTGCTACAAAGTAATCTGTAAGAATCTTTTTTTGAGACTCTTTATCATCTTCTCTCACTTCTACAGATTCATAATCTGTTTCTTTTTGAGAGTCTATAAATTGATTGGCGTTTCCACCATTCATTACAAAATCAAGATGTCTTTTTACAGATGGATGTGCATTAAAAATAGAATCTAAAGTTTCTTCAGCCATTTTTTCACTTACGTTTTTAGTAAGCTCTACAATGCCTTCAGTAGAATCTTCAAAGTCCCCGTCTATTTCATAACCTAGTTTTGAAATTATTTCAGACACTACAGAGGAATCTTCTTCTTTAGCTTCCTCTGTAATAGGTTCTTCTACTGTAGGCTCTGGCTCTGAAGCTTCTAAAGTTTCGGGTTTATCTATGTCTTTTAGATCTTCCTTAGCCTCTGTTGTTTCTACAGTTTCTTTTGTTTCTTCTGTTTCCTCAATCTTTTCTGGAGCTTCTACAGTATCTTCAATAGATGCTATATCAAACTCAATGTCTAGACCGTCGTTATCAGATGTTTCTTTCCCTTCCATGGATACAAATTTAAAGTGTGTAATTGAATATATAATATGTTGATATGATTTCGAGTGATGCTTTTATATTATGTCACTTATTTTATTTAGGATTGTAAACAATATTATAACCAGACCCTATTTCATTTTCAAAACTTCCTGAACTATAGTCTATAAAGTCTTTTTCAGTAAGACCTTCTTTGTTTACAGCTATCATATTAAATCTTCCTGTATCAAGAGTTATGTACTTAGCGTCTTTATACTGTTTTTTAAATTTTTGAGATTCTTCACGCATTCCGTCTTTGTCATAGCCAAATAAAAATCGTTTTTGACCTGTAGAAGGAGAGTAAATTATCATTTTTCCACTAGCAGAATTAGTATATGCCGCTTCACCCTCTTTAGTTAACATTGGTGTAACTTCTTTAGAAGTCCGTTGTGTTCTACCGGCTGCAGAAACTTGCTTATTATAATACATAGTTTCTGATTTAGGTAGCTTTCCTTCTTTGTATAAATCGTAATCACCTCCCCACCTAATAGGCACAATAACATCTTTATCAGAAAACTCATTTATTTTACCCACTTTAAATTCATTATTTACTATTCCGTAGTACTCTTGCTTTTCTGGATTAATATTTATTTTTTTTCCTTGACCCTCAAATCTTTGTGCCCCAGGTTTTTTATACTCAGACGCAAGTAATGCTGTAGGCTCATCCTCTAAAAAGTCTCCACCTAATATAGCTTTTCCTTCTACCTGCTCTCCTGCCCTTGCAAAAGATAAGTTTGGACCAGATATATCAAGAGTAAAAGGCTTTTTTGTAGTAGTGCCTCGATATATATTATTATGTTGAGCATTTCTTTTTGCTTCTTGTCTATTTTGATACAAGATCATACTAGGATCAAAATTACCTAGTTTTCTTTTTATAGTGGCAGTTGGAAGCGCATCTAACCCTGTTCTATCAAATGTTTTTATTAAATCTGGATTTTGAGAGTGTATTTTATATTCATCTACATACCTTTTTACTGCAGGCGATGTTGAAATATATCCTGGATTATCTATATATTTTTGAACTTTTCCTTTTAAAGTATCTGGTTTTTTACCTGTTACAACCATTTCTGGTTGAGAATAAAGAGTTTCAAATACTTGCTCTCCTTCTGCAGTAAGATTTTTAGGATTTGTTTCTAATACAGTTCCTTTTTTTGGGCCCGCATCTTGATATTTTGGTAAATAACCCCCCATCCTAAGTTCTGGTAACGGTGCTAAAGCATTGTCTGTATTAGCAGGAATTTCTTCAAAGTCTCCTATAGGAGGTGGGGGTGTAAGAACACTGTCTGCAGGGGCAATTGTCCCAGATAGATACTCCTCTGCAAGTTCTTCAAGTGTTTTTGTTCCACCATTCTCTATAAGCTCTTCACTTAAAAGAAGTTCTGACATTACTTCATCAGGGATTTGAGCTGCTATTTCAGGATTTACATCTGCCCATTGTCTAGCTACCTGTAAAGAGTCAGCTATATTAGGAGCTATCTGGCTACCTAATCCTTCTAACTCTGTCCCACTTAAAAGTTCTTTTATTTCTCTTCTGTTTATTGAAGGTATACTGTCTTCAGGTAAGTTAAATGTTTCGGAGAGATCTACAGTATCTGATATTGCTTTACCGCTTTTTGCAATTGCCTTTCTTATTTCTTCTGGTGTAGAATTTATTACATCTATATCTTTGGATTCAGGCATTTCTATTTTAACATCTCCTATAGTGCCTATTCTAAACATCTCATGCAGCTGTCTATTTGCTTCTGCTCCTCTAGCTGATACTAAAGGCGTAGTGTCTATTTCAGGTGTTTGAATAGATGCTGTAGGGAAACTCATATCAGGAGCAGAAACTCCAATGTTTGATATGGGAGAGGTTATAGGTTGTCTAGGCATACTTACACTTGGAGAAGATGGAATACTCATACCAGTGCTTGGGCTTGGCATACTTACACCTCTTTCAGGCATATTCATATTTGGTGCAGACATATCTACTCCTCTAGTAGGCATTCTAGACATTCCTGGTGCAGAAGGCGCAGGAGACAGTGATGGTCTTGAAGGTGAACTGATATTAGGTGTAGGCACACTAACACCACTTGATCTACTACTACTTGAGCTGCTTCTACCTCCACTAGATCCAGATGATTTAAAAAAATCTTGAACCTCTTGCCCAAACTCTTTTCTAGATTGAGCTCGCTCTTCACCTGCAGTTTTAGGTATTTGAGCAGTGTACCCAATTCTTTCTGCTTCTGTGTGATCTTTCTTTATTCCCTCATAATCTATTTCAAGAGCTAAAGCAAAGTCCTGTGCTAAATTAGTGTAAGAGCCTCTATCTAAATGTAAGTTTCTATAAATCTCAATTCCACCATCTATATCTGCTTTACCGTCTTTTACAAACTCATTTTCAAAAATTGCATCTATACCTTTGTTGTGAGCTTTAAATATTAAATTTCTTTTAGTAAGAGTATCTAATGTATTCCATCTGCCCTCTCCCATACCAGCCTTAAGTAGCTGTATGTTTTTAGCTGTTAAAAGCATTGTTGCAGGAGCAGCGATAGAAGGATCATATATTGTTTCTGGATTTATACCATATCTTTTTTGGTAAGCTTTTCCTTCTTTACTAGCATACCATGATTTTGTTATAGAGCCTGACTCCATTTTAATTTGGGAGGGACCTTCACTTAAAGGATCAAAATTAAATATTTCATCTGCCAATTCTTTTCCAACTAACCACCTAGGAATATGTTCAAAGTCTTTAAATGTGTTTTTATAAGACCTGTACATTTTTCTTTTGACTACTCTTTCTTTGTATGCATCTATATCCATATCTGCAAAAGAACTTTCTTTTCCAAAAATGGCAAACGCAGAAGGCAATATAAGATTTTGCATATCTTCATCTGAGATATTAAAATCTTTCTGCACGTTAGGAGCATAAAATTCTAAACCTTTTAAAAACCCCCTACTATTCTTAACATATTTTCCTTTTATATTTTGCCACCTATTTAGAGTTTCTGGTGACATATCTTGAGGAGTTCTAATGCCTGTAACTGATTTTATCTGTTGAGGGGCATCTGAAATTCTAATATTCCTAGTTACCTCCGTAAAAGCCGGCCTTACAATACCAGATACAAAATACCTTGGGTCTGTTCCTTTCCCAGTGCCATTTGCTTTTAAAATATCTTCAAATGGTTCAGTTTGCCAAGTACCGTAAATATTATGAGTTATAAATTTATCTCCGTCTTCATCTTCTGTTACTTGACCTACATGCGTAGTATGAACATCTCCTGTACCCATTTTATTAGCTTCAGCTTGATATTTTGATCCGTGGTAGTACATTTCTACAACATCTCCTACCATTATATTATTTAACACTAAATCTAGGTCTTCTAACTTTCTTCTCTCTGTCATATTTCTTCTAAGATTGCTAGTATTTTTTCCGTGCAATCCATAAATTCTTTGTCCTCCAGAGTCTATTATATTTTGTCCTATAGTCCAACCATTTCCGTTAATACCTAAAATTGTTTTTTCAGCACCTGAGATGTAATTTTCAATAGTAGGATCCATAAAATTCCACTGTGTTCCTGCAGAACATTGAATTACATTTTTACCCCCGTACATACACTGAGTCTTGTGTTCTTTAAAGCCGTTAGGAAGTTCTTCTTGTATTACTTTATCTATATATTGTTGATAAGGTATTTGCTCCTCTGACACATTAGCTTGAGACTCTAAAAAAATAGATTGTCCGGTTGGAAATTTACCATGCTTAGAAAAATACTCTACAGGATTTAAATGTCTATCCGCCTCTTGATCAAAAAGAACACTTGCAGCATCTACTATAGGGGTGTCTACATTAGTAGTTTCAACAGCGGTAGTTTGCGTAAGAGCATTAAGATCTACCCCTTCAAAATCATAAGAAGTTTCTGGTTTCTGAGGAGCAGGTTCTGTTTCTAATTCAGAAAGTGATTCTGTATTTATAGATGCAAGCTCTTCGTTCGTATATCCATCTGGAGATGCAAGAGGAGCAAGTGTTCCTAATTGATATTTTGGTAAGAGCTTTTTGTATTTCATCGCTTTCTTTTATAATTTCTCATATTCTCTGCTATAATAGACTTGTAACTTCCTCCAAAGTCTGCCATAGGTAATGAAGGAGTTTCTAAAACATCTACACCTTCTCCAGTATTTACTAATTCTCCTGGCTGTACATTAGGTATGTGAGAGGCTACTAATCCAGTTTGTTGATCTATAGTAGTAAGATCTATAGGACCATCTTGAGCTCCCCGTATACTTTCAGCTCCAGGTATAATCATAGGTCTAAGACCTTGTCCGTCGTCTAAACCTACCTCTGCCTCTTGCTGCGTTCCCGCTACTTCTGCTTGAGCCATTTGCTGCTCTGCAATCATTTGCTTTTCAATTTCAGGTCCCATAGGCCCTCTATGATGATTTGCATAGAGTTGCTTCATTACGTCAATAGCTTCCATTATTTCTCAGATTTTTTATCAGAGGCTTTTTTAGCAGTTACTGCTCTGTTTTTAATTACCTCGTCAGATTTATTACTTCTTTCAGATTCTGATTGAGCTCTTTCTTTTAAAGCCATTTCTCTTGGATCTGTAAGCGGTGTATTATTACTAGCCATGTTTATGTCCATCTCTTTAAGTCGAACTTTTAACATCCTTTCTTTTTCTCCTTCAGATGCTGTAAGCATTCTTTCTTTTTCGCTAGACATCATAAGATCTTCATGCTTTTGCTGTTCCATTTCAGCTTGAGCTTGTTCAGCTTGTTGTTGTGCTTCAGACTGAGCTGCTTGAAGTTCTTGCATTGAAGCCTCAGCTGCTTTTACTTTACCTTTTAATTCTACAAAATTTTCTCCTTCTAAAGTTTCTAGTATAGTAGAAAAAGGAACACCATTCTGCGCAAGAGCCTGTGTCATTTCTCTTGCAGCATTCATTTTCTCTACATCTTTTGTAGCATCAGATACAAATATTCCTAAATCAGAATTTATCCATGTATCAGGGTCAACAGTAAAATACTCTATTGCACCATCAGGTAAAAAGTTAGATGCTTTTTTACCATCCATCCAAGCATATTTAGAAAGGTCTATAAAAGTTTGAAGATCTCTTTTTTCTAATCCTGCAAACTTTCTGTAAAGGTCTTCTGTAGTATGAGAGGATTGTACAATAGCTTGTTGACCCATTGCCTTACCTTGGTACTGACCAACCTCCCCTCTACGCTGTCTGTTTACACCTGAAACATTTTCCCACTCCATTTGTATATGCTCCAAAAGTGTAATATACAATTGAATTGTTTTCACACTAAGATCCATTACAGTCTGGTGCTGTGGGGAAAGTTTTACTCCTTCTTTGTCATAATCTACCCAGGCAATACCAGTTCCTTCTACAAAGTACATGAACTTATCCATATCCCACTTCTTAGGAATAAGGTTTATATCTAACTGTGCTATAATATCTTTAGATCGTGCAATAGACGTTTCTAATCTGTATTTATAGATGTTATAGTTAAGTTGAAAAGGTATTCCTAGCATAACTAGAGATATATTACTTGTATTTATATCAGAATACTTGCGACCATTTATAGGTAGCTTTATTTTTGAAGGATTATCTATAGAAGATTTAAACTCCTCTATAGGTTTTACATCTACATCAAAATCTTCATTTATTCTTATTCCTTGCCAAGGTTCGTTGTGCCATTCCCATTCTACTTTAGCACCAATTTCTTTTAACTCTGGAGGCATCACAAAGCCGTCTTCTACCTCCATCATTTCTTCTGACATTGTATTAGGGTCTAAATAGCTTAAGAATCCTATACGTTTTAAAGACTGCCAGTATACATGCTGTACTTTAATAAGTCTACTCTCTACATCCTCTCTTCTATCTTCAAAAAATAATAAGTTAGTATCAAAAGAACTGTCCGTGTACAAGGCTTCCATTTGTTCTTTACTTAAAAACCTACCAAAGTTTTTAATTATTTGTGAAGGACCCATGTATTTAGTTACAATTGCCCAGTCTGAGTCTTCTACGTAATCTAAGTCCGGATCTAAATCATAGTCTACATCTAACGGGTTTAATATTTCGTAAGAAACATCATTGTTTACTACAGATCTAAGTGTGTAAGCTTCTCCTGCAACTAAAAAGTGAAACCAAGCTTTTTGTAGTTTTTCATGTACGTCTTGCTGGGCCATTATGTAGTTAAGACTTTTTTGACCTATAACAGCAAAGTTGTCTACATAAGACCTTTCAAACATTGCTTGTAAATTTTCAGATGTAGGAATAGGCTCAGACTGTTGTCCTGTTTCCATGCCCATTTCGTTCATCTCATTTGCAAGTCCTTGTTGAATTGTCTTAGCTATAAACTCATGTTTAGATTTTTCTTTTCTATCTACAGCATCCCCATTTACTGCAACTACACTATAATTAAAAGGCCTTTTAGCCTTTTCTCCAAGCAGGAGATCTATAGTTGGTTTTATAAGTGGGTAATTTCTTAGTTTAGAAGGAAAGTTTTTCCTAGACTTTCCATAAGGGCGCAATATGTAATCATAATCTTCATCATGAATTACACCGTTATAATAGTCGTAAAGTCTCCTTATACTTCTTTTTCTCTCGCTATAATTAGCGTCAGATAATGAGATATAGCCATCTATGCAGTCTTTCTGCCACTTTTTGTTCTTTTGCGAACGGGCTATTCTTTGGTTTGGTATGTTACTATACATGTTCTTAGGTCAAAGTCATTCAAAGATACCATTTCTCCTTAATGATATCAAAGTGCTGTGACCCCTCCCGGCGTACCTAAGTCTCCTAAAGGAGTTTTATTTCCTTCATAAAGACCGTCAAACCAGTCTTGGTGCGGTACTTTTATTTTTTCTTTAACTGTAGAATTAAACATTTCTTGCATCATAAACATACCTACAATTAAAGACATTGCACGGTCAAAGTTACCCTGATGGTTAAATTTTAACAGCTCTTGTAGTAGTGCTACATCATAAATTTTATTTACATTTAATGTAAATGTATCATCTGAATGCCTACCACGCTGAGATTCTAACCAATCTCTCAGGTATAACTCACCTTGCCTTTTCCTAGTTTCGGTCATATGCATACCGAATCCCCTCTTTACAGTTTTAGATTGAAGCTCTTTATTTTGGAGCATTTCAAACTCTGGCTGTAATCTATGCAAAAGTCGGAATCTTTTTGCATATCCAATAACATCTCCTCGATCATTTTCAAATCCTATTTTTGCATTGTACAAAATAGACAATCTAAATAGATTGCTATTGTACTCATCTTGCGTATTTGGTCTACCTACATACGACGCTACAATCATATCATCAGGTTGTGATATTCTATTAGGTCTTTTTATAACATAAGCGGATCCTAATGAGCTAGACGAAGATTTATCATGTGCGTAGGGGTCATGACATATATAATACAAAAAATCTGGAACTTCACCTTTTGTTTTAAAAGGAGTTTCATACATTACTACACACCCTGCTAAATCATCTTCTGTTCTATGTGGGTATCTTACTACGGGTCTTAAATCCCAATTTGCTTTAAAAGAAACTTTGCTGTCTTCTTGTATAAGCTCTCCAGGCACACCCATTGTATGAAGATTTTTTGCTTTTACTCTATCTAACTGTGCTTTTATATTTGCTTGGTTAAATAGGTTTGCAGTACTCTGCAATGTAGCTTCTTCCGGTGTAAATGGATGTTCAGCTAAGTATTTGTCATAAGACTTAGGATCATTACCTTGTCTTTTCTTCTCTCTTTCTCCAAGCTCAAATGCTTTAGCTTTTTCTATAAGAGAGTTTCCGTGCTCATCTATAAAACCATCTAGTATATCGTAGATAGGAACAAAGAACCCGCATTTAGTTCCAAACCCTGAATCACTCCAAATATTATCAAATTCAAGACAATCATAGGATTCAGGATGGTAAAATAATTCATCTAAAGATTCAAAACCCGTTCCCTCAGTACCGCCTGTACCAAAAGCTATCATTGTACCTAGAGTTTTAGAACCTTGACGCATAGTAGGCATTGCTACGTTCCAAGCATCTAAAAGTTCAGGGAATGCACCAGCTTCTTCAAAAAACACTAACTCACCTGCTTTACCCCTTACTTTATCTGAGTCATCTTTAAGGGATACACCGGCGATAGAGCTTAATAAACCTTTTTGTATAAACTGTCCGTTCACACGTTTTTTATACCCAGAAGTTTTCTCCATAGGTCTGTCTAACAGCCTTGGTTGTGTCCAAGCTGTATTGTCATCTATGAAGTTCATCATCTCCCAGGCCTTTGTAAGAATAGCATCTACACCCGTCAAGTATTCCTTCATACCAGCAAACACAAAGTTTTTAGAACCTCGTATATGAAAATAATTTCTATTAAGCATAGAAGCTGACTTATAAGAGTAACCTTTACGTCGTCCTTTAAGTACAGTTAAATGTTTATTAGTTCTACGGCACTCGTCTACAGCAGTAAAGTATTCATGGTCTTTATCATAAAACTTTGGAAAATGTTGCTTACGCTCTGCAATAATGGTCCCGTCTGGGAGTTCTTTATCTACAGCAATCTGTATAGGGCAATAATTGAGATAAAAATAATGATATCCTGTAACTGTTATATCTCCTTCTTCAGTAGTATAACCTTCTAAACACCTCTTTTTTTCTTTATCCCAAAACTCGTAGTAAGGCTGTGTATTTGGTGGGAATGGACAATATCTACCGTTTTTATCAAAGTAGTTTGCCGCAGGAGATACTCTATGTACGTCCTTAAATTTATTCATTGTACTTGCTTACTACTACTCCACCGAAGGTGTCATTGACTTCAGACTCTTTTTTAACTGCATCTTCTAAGTCTTTAAGTCCGTTTATAGTCTTACCCATATCCCCTAAAACTTTCATATGTTTTGCGGGGTCGTAGTCATCATCTTCAGGGTCTACCATTTCAAGCCATTTCTTAAGAGTTTTAATACTTTCTTTTGCAGACTCTAATAGTAGCATTGCTGCAGAGCTTGTTTTTACATACTCTTCCATTGCAGCTTTAGCAAGCTTACAAGGCTTAAAGTTTTTTCCAAATACAGATGTACATACTTCTTCGTGCCTCTTTTTTTCTTCGTATGCAGAATAAGAAGACCTTGGGTCTTTCATAAAGTATATGTATCCAAGAATTTTACTCGATTCTTCTGAGCCATATTTGTCTACAAGCTTTTTAAAAGCATCTATAGACATGGTGTAAGAGGATGGAATTATATTCAACTCATGATTTAGTTCCAGTAGACTTTCTCTTAGCATTGTTAATGTGTTTTAACCTGCCCGGTTTTACACGGAATATGCCAAACTTTGGTAGTCTTACGGATTCAAATTTTCCATCTGCCATAGTTTGAGACACACATTTAAATTGAGATTTTACAATCTTTTTAACCTCTTTTAAAGGTAATCCATGTTTTGTTGCAAGTAAGTGTATAATCTTATCAGCTTCCGTCATCCTCTCTTTCCCATTTAGGAGGGTTCATAGCGCACCTAGATGTTTTCCATTTTGTTTTTACTTTCATATTACATCCGCATAACACGCACAGTCCATTTAAGTATTTATCGCATTCCATGCAAGTTGAAAGTCTTTTTTTAAAAGTTGCAGGATCTACAGTTTTCATACCACCTTTAACATGTGTAGTAAGCTCTGTAGCAAATTGCCAAACTAATTTACCTAACTCCTTCTTCTTCATTTATTTCGATATGTAATAAACTTCCTTTTGTAGAATACACTACTAATATAAATACATCGCTGTCTGCAGCCCAAAATAATTGATTAACTAATGTTTCATTATCCGACAAGCATAACGACCTCCACACGTGATCTTTCTTCAAAGATTTTAGATAGTTTGTAAATTCCATTTACGTATAGGATTGCCTTTTTTGTTTTTAACCTTTTAATATAGGTATTTATTACTTCTTTAGACATTCCAATTGATGCAGCAGCCTCTCTTCTATTAAGAGTACCGCATAAATCTCCTTTTGCATCTATTAAAGCACCTAAAGTAAGAATCTCTTTTGGAGACAATCCAACAGGGCCGTTCCAGAATCTAAGTCGATCTGATGTTTTTTTAAACTTTACTTTTATGATTTCCTTTTCATTAAGCGCCATCCTTCAGGTTTTAAAGTTATAATTGTTGACCTATCAAGATTATTGTAAGCCGCTGAAACCTTATCTATATCTGAGATTTTATTTACAGTATCTAGTATAGTGTAAATATCATCTTCTACAGATCTTAAAGCTGGTATGTATTCTTTTAGCTTGTCATCTGCTTTTTTTAAAGACTCAAAGTCTTCTAAAGATATTGTAACAGTTCCGGTCACAGCACTCCCATTATTTGATTTTCTTGTGCAACTAAAACAAATTCTTCTTCCAAATCGTCTATAGCTAAAATAGCTACTGGCATCCTTGGATCTAAAAGTGCTTTTTTCCCTTCTACAATCTTAGAATCTAGTACTCTTTCTCCTACGCTTAGTATAGTTAGTACGTTCCTCTCTATATTATCTGCATCTTGTCTCATAGCATCTTTTGTTCCATCTAATAATTCAATTTTGCTTTCTGGTAGTTTTTCTCTGGGGTCTTCTAGTACAACCCATGTTCCTGTTGCTTTCATTATAACAAGTTTATATTTAAATAATTATGTGCAAATATAAATAATTGATATGATAATAATTTGCTGTATTAAAAAAATTTTTATAATTCGTTGAAAATCAGTAGTTTTGATTAATAACTATGCCTCCAATCAATGGAACTTAAATTCCTTACTCCGCCATCGGGGTTCAAAAGGCTATTCTACGACATCGAAACCAGCTACGAAGTTGGTAAGTTTTGGAGGCCATCTTTTAAAGCTGTAATTCGCCACACAGATGTATTTATAGAGTCTGCTATTATTTGTATTAGTTACAAGTGGGAGGGACAAAAAGGTATAAATACTTTTGTCTGGGATGAAGGCGACGATAAGTTAGTAGTTAAAAGATTCATTGATATTGCTATACAAGCAGATGAGATCATTGGACATAACGGGGACAACTTTGATGAAAAAATTATTAGGACCCGTGCACTCTTTCATAAAATACCCTGCCCTTCTAAGTTTCCTAGCCTAGATACATTAAAGAAAGCCCGCCGGCACTTTAGAATGGATAGCAACACTCTTGAGCATATAGCTAAGAGATTAACAGGCTCTGGAAAAGATAAGATGGAGTATGCTGATTGGGATTATATCTGCAAGCCTCTTATACCTAAGTTCTTTGGATTTAAAGTAGAATTACCAGATAGCTACAATGAGGCTATAAATAAAATGGTAAAATACTGTGAACTAGATGTAATAAAGCTAGAAGAAGTATTTAAAGAGCTTTTACCTTACATTGATCACAACCATCATGTAGGTGCTTTTGAAGGTCACGGTAGATACTCTTGTCCTTCTTGTGGATCCGAAAATGTTTATCACAATAAGAAAAGAATTACTAAAGCCGGTATGGTTAAACATACTTTAAAGTGCCCTCCTTGTAAGAGATACTATACAGTTAGTAATAAAGTCTATATGATTAAGCTAGAAGATGACTGGAAAGCGGCGATGGCAAAGCAGGAAGAAGAAGCTAAACGTTTATCGTGAAATAAAGTTTCTACCAATACTTACTCCTAGAAAGTGATTTCCATTGTACCCGTAGTCAGCTGCATAATACATTCTATTGGATGTAACTTGTAACCCTACTCCCATAAGTGGAGTATACTTATCTTTAAAGTCGGATATTAATCCTACATTTCCATGCACACCTAGTGCAAACTTACTAGGTTTAACCTTTTTATAGTTGTGCGTTACAAAAAGATTTTCACTTCTATTCTGGTAGTTATTCCATTTCAGAGATACAGATACATTTTCAAAAGATATTAGTGTATCGTACTTATTTACTTCTGTTAGCCAAGTTTCTACTATAGATACTGTGTCCACTGTAAATACAGTGTCTCTTTTTAAAATTTCGTTTGTTACAGTGTCGTAATGCGTTACGATCTGCTTTTCTACAAACCTAACGGTATCTACTCTCCATCTATCTACGTATTCTGTTACAAATACAGGAGTTTTTACTTCAATAGTTTCTGTTACAGGTTTACCGCTAGTTGTTCCACACCCCTTCCAGGCTACTACCACTCCTAGCAGGAATGCTATCAGATAAGGTAGGTATTCTTTTAACAGATTTACAACGATCAAGTTCATTTTCTAATTTTTCTACTTTGATAGACAAAGCCACAACTATAAACAAAAAAACCCCACTTAAAATATAGAAAACTTTTGATTCAACTTCTTTCATAAGTCTTTATACTCTTCTCTAGCATCAAACGATGGGCAAGCTTTTTTAGCAACGTCCCTATGCCCAATTATTTGTGCTTGAGGGTATCTATCTTTAAGATCTTCTAAAATACACTTTAAAGTTTCTTTTTGCCCTTCTGTTCTAGTGTCTTTAGGTTCTAGGTTCTCATCTACTCCTCCTACATAGCACACACCCACAGAGTTTTTATTAAATCCTTTGGCATGCGCTCCTTGCATATACTCTTTCCGGCCTTCTTCTAAAGTTCCGTTCAAAGTTACAATCCAATGATAGCCTATATCATTCCATTTTCTTTCATCTACGTGCCATCTTCTTATTTCTTCAACACCCACATCTCTACCTTCAGGTGTAGCAGTACAATGTATTATAATCTTATTAATCTGTCTTGACATTGTATTTATTTTATTCAAATCCAAAAAACTTCTTTATACGAGTCCACCTACTATCTGCAGGTGCATCAGGGTCCCATTCTGCACTGTTTAAAATCTTTCTCATCTCTGCATGCGTGTAGGGACCAGTCTTACT